TCCATCCGGAGTTCCACAACTACTACGTGATGATGAAGAAACGACTTGCTCTGGGTAAACCTGTTGACTGGGACGGCACATTCAAGGCCACAACGAAATAATTATTTTTTGGTATTGCCCGTGGAGTCGAAAGATTGCGAATGACTCTTGTATTTTGAGAGTATCTCGTCCAGCTCATCTGAACGTCCGGCTTTGACGATCTCTTCCTTGTACTCCAGCACCATGCTGAGTTTGGTGTTGAGCCTGATCATGTCGTTGTCCAGCATGCGGATACGATCAACCAATTTGATCAGTGTGCTTGAAGCGTCGCCCAGCACGGGTTTGATCTCCTCCGTCACCCACTTCCAAATGTAGAAAACGAAGTAGCCCAGGCCCATGGCCGCGACTATGGGGAACCCAAAGTCCTTGATCATCCCTGCTATGCCACTAGTCTCGGCGAGCATCGTTCTTTCCCTCGTTGGCGGCTATCCTGTCCGCGTTTGGTCTGATCTTGAGCACGTAACTCAGTAGAGCATCAATTTTCACAAGATCGTTGTTCATGGTCTGCACCCTGTTGTCCAGTGCTCCTATTATGGCCTTAAGGCTGTTCACCGATCCGGTCACACTGGCAAGTATGAACTTCAGCGTGATGAACACGAACGCACCCGCGGCTATGGCTCCCGCTATTGGGAAACCCACTTCTGCTATCAGAGTCACGAAATCCATAATATGCTGGTATTTATGAACCGCTAGTTTAATGATGCAGGGCCAGTCTTAAATACTTTTAGATGAAGTTCATTTTGGTCATCCTCATATGCATCAGCGGACAATGTAACAACCTGTACGAGGAGCGCCTGTACGACACCAAGGCACTGTGCGAGGCCGAGGGCGCGGTGGCAAAACAGTACATGATGGAGACCTACCCCAGCAGTTCCGGGGAGATCTGGTGCCTGACCACGGATGAGTTCCAGGAATACTACCAATACTTAGAGCAACAGGAACAGTTGAACAAGCCCGACGCCTAATTGACATTACCAACATAGTGTAGTATACTAGTGGCATGATACACGCCATGATAGATCTGGAAACACTTTCCACAAATCCCAACGCTGTCGTACTGACGGTGGGTGGGGTAAAGTTTGATCCATACACGACGGCGGAACCCTCACAGGGCATGTACTTCAGGGTGGACGTGGACTCACAGACCGAGATGGGTCGTGACGTGATGCAGGACACACTTGACTGGTGGGGTCGACAGGACCCGGAGATCATGGAAGAGGCATTAAGCGACAAGGATAGAATAAGTTTGGACGCAATGATCAAGACGATCAACAAATGGAGTGTGGGAGTGGACGTGTTCTGGTGCCAGGGACCGCTGTTCGACTATGCCATACTACAGAACCTATACACACAACTGGGACACCCACAACCATGGCAGTACTGGCAGATCCGAGATTCGAGGACACTGTTCAATCTGGTGCCTAGGGATCCAAACGAGAAGAGGACAGGTTTACACAACGCACTGGAGGACTGCTACTTCCAGGCCAAAAAGGTACAAAGAGTGTACAAGCAGTTGGGCATCAAGAATGATAGATATTAAACACACCTATAAGATTGTGGCACAGACCATAATCACACACATTAGAGCAGATTTACAACTGCACTTCTTCTGGGCCATGTTCCTTACACTGTTCGCATTGTTCTGGCAACCGTTCATATACCTAGGACTAGTTGCAACTGTCATAAAAGAGTCACTGGATCTATGGAGCAAAGGACACTGGAGTTGGGATGACTTCGTGTTTGGTGTGCTGGGTTGGATAATGGGTGCCTACTTCGTTGGACTGATCGCATGAAGTGGTACACAATAGAAGACCTCTACACCATAGAGCGATACAAGATCAGACACAGTAAGAATCCCAAGACACCATGGATAAGATTGCCCTGTGTGTACAAGATACGGATAGGAAATAAAATCGTACATGTGGGCAGGTCCGACACCTGTCGCAAACACGGTGGAGCGGAAAAGGTTCGCAAGGCATTGGTAAATCTATTGGACGTACATGATCACAATCCCAGTGTGCCCAAGACCAAGTACTGGCAGGAAATCAGGTTGCGACACAGACCAAATTCCAGTAATATAAGGATAGGAATAATTGAAACCAATGCGATCGAGAAAACCTATCTACAAGAAGCCATATGAGAAGGTAGACCACTACGAAGAATCAGTGTGGCTCAGCAACGACACACCGATCTTTGAGACAGAATTCACCGCGGTGTTCAGAGACCGTTATCCCTGCGTGGAGGGACACACCCTGTTCATACCCAAGAAGGACACGCCAGAGTATGTAGGCAAGAGCTACGAGCTCGCATACCAGACGGCACAGGACTGGGTGGCGGAAGGGATCATGGCAGGATTCAACGTGGGCATGAACATCGGCAACTGTGCTGGACAGACCATCTACTGGCCACACATACACCTCATACCCAGGCACGAGGGAGACGCTGACAAGAAGGGCGGAATAAGATACGCACACCCCGGAGCGGATCATTACGAATACTACTCAGAGGAAGACACATATGAAAAAGATTAAAAGGAAAAAGAAAATCAGCAGGAAGATCATACCCATGCCCATCTACACGTCACCGGATGGTGGCGAGACCGTGTACGAACAATTACCAAACGGTGAACGCAAACTGGTGGAACAATCACAGCGGGCCCGGGACAACCAGACCGCGTATGATGAGTTGGAGATGGTGGGTGTGGAGGCCATCGAGCTGAGACGTCGGCACCCAGCACTCAAGAAGTCCTGGGATCAATATAAAACAATTTGGCATTTAATCAACACTGTAAATAACAACAATGACTAATTTTGACTGTGTGATTGTTTCAATACCTTTTATTGAATATTACCTACCTCCTGCCGCTCCAGCGGTGTTAAAAGGACATTTAGAAAGCAAAGGATTCAAAGTACAGACTTATGATTTCAATATAACAGTGCGTAAAAAATTCAAAGAAGACGAGTTACCTATAGCGTCTGCTTATTTTCTTAATAATACAACTGAAAAAAATTTTCCAGATGACATATTATCAAAGATCGATATGTTATGTGAAGAGTGGGTGGATACTATTTTACAAAAAAAACCAAAATTCATAGCAATAAGTGTTTTTACATATGATAGTCGAACGGCCTGCGAAATTTTACTAGACAAACTTAAAAGGCGCGACCATGATTCTAAAATCGTATTAGGCGGAATGGGAGTGGCAGAAAGTTGGTTAGACACTGTAAGAGACAAAATAGATTTTTACATTATGGGAGAAGGAGAACTGGCGTTTGAAAACCTTTTACAAGGCAACTTAGATTACAAAGGCATAAACGGTAGAGTTGATCAAATCAAAGATCTTACAGGTCTGGGAACGGCAAACTATGATGACTATGACCTCACTCCCTACGAAACCTTTTATCAAGATAGAAAGGTGGTACAGATTACTGGATCAAGAGGATGTGTACGTAACTGTTCTTTTTGTGACATAAACAACCACTGGCCATCATTTACTTGGCGATCAAGTGAAAGTATCGTTACAGAAATTCAACGCACTTATGAGACGCATGGTGTAAGAGATTTCTTTTTCACTGACAGTCTTATCAATGGTAATCTAAAGGTTTACATGAGTATGGTAGAGAAACTAGCGGATTTTAATTACAAAACTGGAGCGAAAATAACTTGGGGAGGACAGTACATCGTGCGAAAAAGTCAAAACCTAAGCAAGGATTATTTTTCCCTCACCAGAGATAGTGGAGCCTACAATCTGTCTCTAGGAGTCGAAAGTGGTTCTAATACTGTGTTGGCCCATATGAGAAAAGGAGTCACTAGGGAAGACCTAGACGCTTTCATAGAAAATTTTGATACGCACAACATCACATGCCAGTACATGCTGTTGTTTGGATATCCCACAGAAACTGAGGAGGACTTCGAAAAAACACTAGATCTATTTTATGAACATCAAAAATATGTGGCATCAGGAACGATACATGGCGCCACTCTAAATGTTACAATGGGCATAAGTGAAGGAATGCCGATAGCGTCTGCGGAACCAAAAGTTTTTACAAGAGATAAAAGTGAAGATTCTTTGTGGGGTTGGACCTCAACAGTGATTCCAACATTAGATTGGGAAGAACGTCTGAGAAGGAGATTGCTCGCACAAGAAATATGTGATATGTTGAAATGGCCTACTATAAGTGCTGACAGAGAAATAGGAGGTTTATTGAAAACACATGAGAATTATCTATTATGGAAAAAAGGTATTATTACAACAAATATAAACAAGCGACCACTCCTAAGCCAACTATCATAAAATTAATATTGCAGGGCACAGCAGGCAGGCATGGTTATCCGCGAGTGAGAATCTCAGTGGGTAAGAACATTTATTTCAACGATGAGATTAGGAACACACAACAAATCGAATTCACAGTGAAAGAAATAAAAAAAAGAAATGTTCTGAGTATCGAAATGGTCGATAAATCATCTGACGACACAGTGGTCAAAAATGGGAAAATAATAAAAGATAAATTTTTAAAAATCCAAAAAATATGTATGGACAACGTAGACATCAAGAACTACATTTATCAAGGAAGACAGAAACCAATTTACCACAATGAAAATCAAGGCCCTAGGCTAAATTTCTCCGAGCATTTGTTTTTTAATGGGCCATGGAAACTGTTTTATAAAAATCCAGTTACACTTTTTTTGGCATGGTACAACGGGCGTGGACAAAAAATCAATTCGCACGAAAAACAGATGTTGAAAAATAACTATTTGGCACGATTAAATTTTTTGGTAAATTCAAACAACAAATGAAACGAACAACAAACACACCATGGTTATCGTTTACCAGCAGTGTGTGTGCTTCTGTGTGCGTTTAAAGGGGTGATTAAATAGCGTTATGACCAAGTATGTGAGCATAATAGGCAACGGTGAATCGAGGCGTGGATTTGACATCTCGCCATTAAAACTGTTCAGCACAGTGATCGGTTGTAACGCGATCTACAGAGATTTCGTCACAGAGTATCTAGTGTGCGCCGATCGACACATGTGTCAACAGGCTGTGAACGCTGTGGGCAAGGGCACCACCATATTCACTAGAAAGGACTGGGCAGACCAGTTCGCGGCCTGGCCCAATGTTCGTAAATTACCAGACCTTCCTTACTCGGGAGACAAGCGACAGGACGATCAGTTCCACTGGGGCACAGGTCCCCATGCGGGCAACCTGGCACTGACCTACAAGCCCAAAGCCATATTCATGCTGGGCTTCGACCTACACCCATTAGAGAAGGACAAAATCAACAACATGTACACAGGTTCTGAAGGCTACACTTACATCAAGAGACCGGTTGATCCCAGTTACTGGATCTACCAGTTCCACAAACTGATGGGCTACTCGGATCCCGACACTAGATGGATCGTGGTCAACCATGACCGTTGGGAGATGCCCAAGGACTGGTCTAAACATTCCAACGTGTTCCAGGAGACCTATGATGGCATGGCGAAATTCATCAACAAGCAGTTGCATAAAAAATAAGTAGAAGCATGTTTGAAACATACCAAAAAACTAAATGGGTTGACTTAAACAAAGACATCGAAGAGCTTACTAGGATCAGTCACGAAGTTTCTAGTGAAAGAATAAAGGAACCACAAAACACCTACACTGGCAAAATAGATCTGGACTTTGACGAGATTCTAGCAATAAATTTCAAACCAGAAGATGAAGTGCCTTTCCACACTCCAGTGTCAGGAGGTATAGCCCAAACACGCCACGAAGGGATGATCACAGGAAACTGGGTGGGCAAACACCACTTCGACACAGATCACAAGATACATCAAGCAATTCAAAAAAAATTCAAGATCACAAAAACACAGGCAAGACTCAATGTCCAACGACCAGGAACCCTGTGCGGGGTTCACATCGACAAGCACAGAAGTTACACCACGAAAGGAAATTACGATTACAGCAATACACTTACCGAGAACATTTTCCGAGGAATAATATTCTGTAATGATTGGGAGTTGGGGCAGGTGTTCATCACAGGACACCAGACAATAACCAATTGGAAACAGGGAGACACATATGTGTTCCCATGGTACATGTTCCATGGTTCCGCTAATGCCAGCGCAGGCACACGACATCTTGTGATGTTCATGGGCGACAGCGTCCAGTTGACAAAATAAAAAATCAAATCTATAATAATTGCATGATCAGACCAATGGTGGATCACCTCATGGTGCAACAGCAGATACGCGGACCACACCGAGAGTGGAAACACATGGTGTCCGTGATGTGCCTGAACCTGACATACAGGAAACACGTTAAAATTATATTACCACGACTGTTTAAGCGATATCCCAACCCCCAGGCATACCTGCGTGGCAGGTTGAAGACCCAACAAGAGATGTTGCGACCCCTGGGTATGTGGGAGGTGAGATCCAAAAGGATACGTAAAATGACCGAACAGTACCTCACCTGGGACAAGAGGGAGGCCAGTGACCTGCACGGCATCGGCAAGTACGGATCAGACAGTTACCAGATATTCTTCATGGATAGGATTCCGCCCAACGTACAAGACAAGGAGTTGCGGAAATACATTGACAAGCTCGCACAATAGTCTATAATAAGGTTATGTTTGAAAAATACAAAGATGGAGATCTTATCACTCTTAAACTGGCTTCCGGGGAAGAGGTCATAGCGAAATACCAAGGCAACGACGACTCTAGCGTGAGCATAGAGAAGGCACTTGTGCTGATGCAGGGACCTCAGGGTCTGGCGTTCGGTACGTTTTTCTCCACTGCCAACCAGGACGAGGTGATCATGATATCAAAACTGCAGATAATATCCATCGCGTACATCAATGACAAGATCGAGGGCGAGTACAAGCGGATATTCTCGACCATACAGACGCCCGCCAAGCCCAAGATAATCACATGAGCCAGCACTTCGACAAGCACAAGAAGAGCCTGACCGCACTGGTGGACACATCGGAGGCCATGCTGAACGCCATGGAACAGCACGGCGTTGACCCAGAAACTGTGAGCAACAGGCCGGAGTTCTCTGTGCTGATACATTTCCTCAAGAGCATCATTGACGGTGAGTTAAATATACCCAACGAACTAACGGATCGCATCAGAGAGGAGGCGTTCCAACACGAACTTGACAGCAAGATCAACAAGAGGTTGAACTGATGTCAGAGAGGACTGCAAGACTTTCATCCCTCTATAAAAATTCTGCAAGTCATCAACGCAAGGAGACAAGATGACTTACTACTCGACCAAAACATATGGACACAACATAGGATTAGCCTGTGTGTTCAGACAACCCAACGCAGACCACTCACACTGCCACCTACTGCATGGCTATTCACTGGCGTTCAGATTCACGTTTGGATGCAAGGAGTTAGACAACAAAAACTGGGCAGTGGACTTCGGAGGACTCAAACCATTGAAGAAATGGTTAGAGGATCACTTCGATCACAAGACCGCTGTTGACAAGAACGATCCACACCTAGACAAGCTCAAAGAACTGGAGAAACACGACCTCGCGGAGATCGTGGTGTTCGACGGGGTGGGTGCGGAGATGTTCGCCAAGCACGCCTTCGACTTCGCCGACCAATTGATCAAGGAAAAGACCGATGGCAGATGTTTCGTGGAGAGTGTGGAGTGCATGGAACACGGAGCCAACAGTGCGATCTACACTAGAAAATAAAATCTGTATAGAATACGACAATGTAGAAGTCACAGTAGATATCTACGACACCCCGTTGGGCAAGAGATTCATCGAAGCACTGGCAGACAATCTACAACAGAAAAGAGTACTGGAGAAGAATTTCTGTTTCCTAGGATGGGCCAGTTCCAATAGAGATCTCAATTTCTTGTGTAAGGAATTGAACAAGAACATAGACCAGCTCAACTCTTTCAATTTCAAACCTGCCTATGAAAGGATAGAACCATTTGTGGCTGACGATTTCCAGTACAGTGCCAATCTCAAAACAGGAATTGTCAATGATGGGGATCTTATGGCCAAGCCCGGACTACGATTAAAACACGAGGCGTGTAATCTTCTTCATAGGTATTTTGAAGAACTACAAGGAACCGCTTGGAAAACATCGGACTACTACAAGCAGGCAGATGCCAAAACAAGGTATGCGATAAGACAGTTGAATAATCTCTGTCATGAGATTGAAAGTTGGGTTTTGTCCTATAGAAAAAGTGTGATCGAACCAGACTGGATTAGGCCATCGCAGATAACCACGTTCCTAAATGCACCAAGGCATGACCTACACGAAGAGGATTTTGAACTCTTCAAACAAAACAGGTACGACAGGGAATTAGGCGGTGTGTATCTACACTGGTCGCAAGTGGGTAAAACACTGTTTGAAGTGTTCAGGGATGAACACGCACCCAAAATGACCGAAGCATTGTGTTCTGAGATAAACCACCAAAAATTCTATTCCGGTGAGTTCGACGTCGAATGGGGCAACACAATAACCGAATCAACAAACGACTTTAAAAGGGAGGAAATGATAGCATACAGGCAATGGCTAAAGGAAAATAATTTTGACTGGGAAAACCCCAGACTGTCCTTGGGGTACATCAAACTTGGACAAGTGGATCTTGTGTCTTCATTCAATGATGTTTCCTTCCTAGGAGTTTATAAAGTGATGAAACAAAATTTAAATATAAGAAAAATAAAAATAATTGGTGATAAAAACATAGAAAACGATTTTCCTTACACTCTGGAAAGTAACGACTGGGAGCAGATACAAATGGAAGGACTCAAAAGTGGACACTAACCACGTGTTGTGCGTGAAATGGGGCAACAAGTACAGCGCCAAGTACGCCAACGTGTTGAACAGCATGGTCAAGAGGCACACCACGGTGCCCTACCAGTTCCACTGCCTCACAGATGATCCAACAGGCATTGAAGCAGAAATCAATGTGATCAGATTGCCTAAAGATCCATGGATCAAATCGTGGTGGAGCAAATTGTGGATGTTCGCACCCGAGATGCCAGTCAAGGGCAATCTACTTTTCTTTGATCTCGACGTGGTGATATTCGACAACATAGATCCATTGTTCTCCTACACCGGCAAGTTCAACATCATCAGAGACTTCAACAGATGCAGGGTCAAAGACTGGAAAATGAGCAACAGCAGTTGTATGCGTTGGCAGTCGGGCACCATGGACTACCTATGGCTGGAGTTCAAGGATAGGTCAGCACAGATCATGCAACAAAACCACGGTGACCAAGACTGGATAAACAAGAGGGCCAGCAACGACATCACCTGGTGGCCAGACGAATGGATAAGGAGTTATAAGTGGGAGATGGTGGGACTCAAGGACACCAAACTGCTTACCAAGGATGGCAAGAGATATTTCAGGACACCTGCCAAGATAGAACCCGGCAATCGGGTGGCCGTGTTCCATGGTCTACCAAACCCCATGGAGTGTGCTGACAAGTTCGTGGAGGAAAACTGGCGATGAGTTATGGACAGATCAAAGTCAAGAGGGTCAAATCCCACCTAGATGAAATACCTGAGGACTGTGGATACGAGAAGAGGTTCAGATACAACATAGACATGAACGACAACGGGATCTCCGGTGAGTGCATAGAATGGTGCCAGCGAAACTGCAAACACAGATGGGGGTGGTGGTTCGAGCAGAAGGATCTCTACAGCACCGCATGGCACAACTGGGAAGACCAACATGCCTACATGAGTTTCGCGAGTAAAAGGGAGGCCATGAGATTCTGGCTGACCCTAGGGGTAAAACACATAGCAAAAAATGAAAGATAATTACTAGTATGAGCTTATTTGAAATCACAGACGCCGCAAAATCACAGATCGAACGCCTGCTGGAGAAGAACCCTGGCAAGTACGCTGTGAGCCTGGCGGTGCTGGGTGGTGGTTGCGCGGGCTTCAAGTACGAATGGGGATTCGCGGACACCAAGGAGAGCATAGGTAATGGCGACCATGTCGAGGACTGGGGCACGGGACGGTTCGTCGTAGACGAGACCTCAATGCTGTACGTGGCGGGCACCCGGATCGACTGGATCGAGGAAACGTTTGGATCACAGTTCGATATATCAAATCCCAACAGTTCCAGCTCGTGTGGTTGCGGGGAATCATTCGGCATCTGATGGACACGGCTTTCATCATAGGCAATGGTGAGTCCAGGAACATCTTTCCAATACAAAATTTGAGAGGCAAGGGCGTGGTGTATGGCTGTAACGCCATCTACCGAGACCATCCAACCCTGTGTGATCACATAGTGGCGGTGGGACCAGAGATGTTCCAAGAGCTTCAAGAGTGGCATGGGTCAGCAAACACCAAGGTCCGCATACATGGCATCAACGACGTCAGCGGCTGGGACTACATCTGCGATGGCGATCGAGAGACCGATGTTCCCGCGGGACTGAAACTGTACAGGATCTGGCGTGGCGGTAACATAAAGAAAGGTGGCAAGATCAAGACCAATGACTTCTCAAAGGCAAGGGGGTCTGGTTGCAGTGCGGTGCTGATGGCGGCGGAGAGTGGGATCCGTAACGTGGTGATACTGGCGTTCGACATCATGGGCGCCCGGCAGTGGGAGATGGAGACACCCAGTCGCATACAGAACAACATCTACAAAGAGACCAGGAACTACCAAGGACGCGAGAGCATGAAAGCGTATTTGAAGTATGAATGGATGTACCAACTGCGACAGATTTTCCGTAGATTCCCAAAGACCGATTTCTATTTCATCAATCGCAGGGAGTACCTGGAGGGCAATCCGTTCCTGCGTTGGTACTTTGATCAACCAAACATAAAGTCGGGCATATACGCTGACCTGCAGAGATGGATCACGGGCGAGCGTGATCTCATACGCTGGCAGAAATTATAGGGTCTTGGAACTGCTGGCGTCCAGTTGGTAGATCCGCCTCATCTTGACACCCACTGACTGCGCGAACTTCTTGCTGTCACACAGGTGACACACGTGCTTGTAATCGTTGGATGCCCTCTGCACGTCAACACGTGACTTGGGCCTCATGAATATCGTAGAACAACTGTCGCAACGGAAAACATATATGGTGTAGGTGCGGCGGAAGGTGTGGGGGACACCCAATTTGCTCTGCCTCTTGTGTAACCTGAGGGTCTTGAGCGTCTCTATGAACATACCAGTATTTAATAAATACGCATAACAGATTATGGCGAAACTTACGATAGACACAGGGGCGGCGGGCAATCCGGCAACGGGCGACACCCTACGCACGGCGATGACCAAGGTCAACGCCAACTTCACGGAGATCTACAACGAACTGGGCTCGGACGGCACGTTCAGCAACATCTCGTTCGCGGGCAACACCATCAGCACTGACAACACCAATGGCGATCTTACCATCGATCCCAATGGCACGGGCAGGCTGGTCATAGACGCCACCATCACCAACACTACGACGAATTCCAACATCACCATATCGCCCAACGGCACTGGGGCCATCGACGTTGACACCAGCAGGATAATAAATGTCACAGATCCCACTTCAGCACAGGACGCCGCCACCAAGGCCTACGTGGACGCAACATCAAGGACCGGTGACCTAACAATAACCGGTAGCACGATATCAGCACCGTCGAACGCGGCCCTCACACTGACCACGTCAGGTACGGGCAACATATCACTTTTCGACAACACATCAGTGCAGGGCACACTGGGGGTGTCCAGCGACATCACAGTGGATGGCACGTTCAACAGGATAGGTGACTTCACCTTCAGTGGCACCAGCATCAGTTCAGGCAGTTCAACGGCGATCAACATCAACGAGCAGTTGAACGTGGATGGCGCGATGGAGGTGGGAGGAGACATCCTTCCGGCCACGGACAACTCGCAATACCTGGGCAGTGCCTCCAAGAGATGGCACACCTTGTATGTGGGACCAGGATCGATCAACATAGCGGGCGCGTCCATAACCAACGTGGGTGGCATACTCAAGATACCAGGTGGAGTGGAAGGCACACAGGGACTGTCAGGTCTCTTCGTTGACCCCACCTCTCTGCCCTACGGTGGAGAGAACGACGTATTAGGATCACTGTTCAACTACGACGGTACCACTGTGTTCTATGAACAGAGCACATGGACCAATATCAAATATTACGTGGAGAACGTGGCGGGCTACAGCGGCTGGGTAGTCGGTGACGCACTGCCGACTGATCCGATAACGGGCACCTTCGATGATCCATCAGGAACCACCATAGTCCCGGCAACATTCTCGGCCACCACATCAGGCAACAACCTGGTCAGCCTCAAACTGCTGACTGGCGGTAGCGGACTGGGGGCGGGGGCCACGGACAACATCCTGGCGTTCAGGGTGGGAGACCCCATCACCACATACGCGGTCACGCCATACAGTGGAGTGCTGGGAACGGCCAACCCACAGGGAACCATACAGTCAGATTCCACGTTCACGGGCAGTGTGAACGTCAACAGCAACCTGTTCCTACACGACAGCGTGGACGCCTACGGCACCATATCGATGAACTCCAACAAGATCACGGACCTGGGCACGCCGACGGCCACCACGGACGCGGCCACCAAGGGCTACGTGGACACGCAACTGTCTTCTTCATCACACAACATCACGTTCGTTGGTGATGACTCAACGGGAACTGCGGTAACACAGGGCGAAACTTTTAAATTCGCTGGAACACAGAACATCACCACAGCGGTGTCAGGTGACACACTGACCATAACAGGACCAGACCTAAGTTCATACGCCACTCAGTCATACGTGACATCACAGGGCTACATAACAAATTCAACCACAACCATAGTTGGCGATGACTCTACAGGCACAACTTTGAATTCGGGCGAGACCATCAAGATAGCGGGAACACAGAACATAACGACTGCCGTCAGTGGTGACACACTGACCATAACAGGACCGGATCTGAGTTCATACGCCACGCAGTCATTTGTCACATCACAGGGCTACATTATCACAGACGCAGGTAAATTTATTGTGGTCGGTGATGATTCGACTGGAACGACTATCAATTTAGGTGAGACCATCAAGATAGCAGGAACTCAAAATATTACAACAGCAGTATCAGGTGATACTTTAACCGTCACTGGTCCTGATCTGTCAAACTACCTACAGAACACGGGCACACAGACCATCGACAACATCAGTTTCAACGACAACATCATCTCAACATCATCCAACGCTGACCTAAATCTAAATCCAGGAGGCACGGGACAGGTCGTGGCCAACTCGGCATTGAAGATCAACAAAGGTTACATCGAGGCCATCAACACATTGACATCCAGTTCGACCATCACTGTGGACTTTTCAGTAGCATCAGTACACACTGTGACACTGGCGGAGAACACACAATTCGTTGTCACAAATCTACCAACGGGTGCGACGGGCACCATAATCATCACACAGGACGGTGGCGGATCAAACACGGGCTCATTCGGCACTGATGGATCCACAGCGGTCAAGTTCGCGGGTGGCACACCAACGCTTTCAACGGCGGGCAACGCCATTGACGTTGTGACCATATTCAACGACGGCACCAACTATCTGGGCAACATAGCCAAGGCGTACGCGGCATAGGGGACACCATGCCATTGAGATTCTCATCATCAGTGCTGACCACAACAGCAGGAGCGGGTTACTCGGCACCGGACTTTGTCAGCTCTGGGTTGACTGCCTACTATGATCCAGCCAACCCACTGAGTTATTCGGGATCAGGAAGCACACTGACGGACCTCTCCGGCAACGGCATCGACGGCACCATAGTGGGAGCCACACACACGGACAACACATACTTCACACTGGACGGTGTCAACGACTACATCGTGACCGGCAACTGCTACTCGGCCATCAGCGCCGCGGACACGCACACCGTGGAGATGTGGGTTTACCTCAATGCGGTAAATGACTCGTTGTGGAGTGACCTGGGTAGCACAAACAATCCAGCCACATCAACTTATCACTTCGCTGGCTCACAGATCCTACAGGTGGGACCATTCCAGCAGATCATAACGGGACTGTGGAACGGCACGGCCATCACACGTGACGTGGCGGGTTCGGGCACACTGACGGGTGCGTGGAAGCACGTGGTCAGGACCTATGATGGCACCACTCTGAGGGGTTACCTAAACGGCGCCAACGGGGGCGGCGGTGTGGCAATGACATTCGACAGTCCCGATGACGATGGCGAGAGCAGTTGGTACCTGGCGTTCGGAGCGGAGGACACAACCACCTATAACAGCTCAACGGCGGGTTGGTTGAGCGGTCGTGTGGGCATAATGCGTGTGTACGACAGGGCCCTGAGCGGTGCGGAAGTCACGTCAAACTACAACGACGCCAAGGCCATCTACGGCCTGTAGTATCCGCTAAATACCATTAAATTATGGCACAACAACTGATCAACATAGGTGTAACGGCGGACGACGGCACGGGCGATACCATCAGAGGCGCGGGCATCAAGATCAACGAGAACTTCACGGAACTGTACGCTACAGCGCTAGCCCAGACCCAGATAGGACTGTTGGGCAACAACATCAGCACCACGCAGAGCAACGCGGACCTGGTGTTCAAACCGTCGGGGGGCCTGGGCGCCATTGTGTTCCCGGGAATCACCATAGATGACAACAACATCCGAGCCAACAGGAGCAACGATGACCTCGTGATCAAGGCCAGTGGCACTGGCTCCGTGGTGATCGGTTCACTGTCATTCTCAGGCACGTCTATGTCGTCCTCTGACTCCTCCCTGGTCAACATCAACGAGACCTTGAACGTTGACGGATCACTGACTGCCAACAGCACGGGAGGCCTGGTGGATTCCGGACCAGTCACAATAAACTCCACTTTGGACGTCGATGGACTCACAACATTGTCCTCGCTGACGGTTTCCGGCAACAGCAGTTTCGCTGGGGTGACCACAGTGGACAACCTCACGTTCAATGACAACATCATTTCAACTTCATCCAACGCTGACCTGAGGCTGACGCCCGGGGGCACGGGGGTGGTCAACGTGTCAAACCTCACCATTGATTCCAACATCAACCTAACGGACAACGTCATCCGTGTGATCAACTCCGACTCGGACCTGGTGTTGTCCGCAAACGGATCCGGCGTGGTAAGGATCAGCAAGATAGATCTGGACCAAGGAAACATAGACAACACGGTGATAGGTGGCAACACTCCAGTGGAGGCCACTTTCGAATCTCTGTCATTACACACCGCCAACACCGCGGGCATAACGATAACAGACAACAAGATCACTACCACTAGGTCCAACGAGTCACTGACGATCACAGCCAGTGGCACCGGGCACGTCAAGATGAACGGATTCCAACTGCCCAACACAGATGGGTTCGGCGGACAACTGCTAAGGACCGACGGCGCCAAGACAGTTACTTGGGAGAGCGCACCACCGTTCGTGGTCTCAAACACTGATGTACAGGACGCCACCGCCACGGTGCTGGGCGCGAGTTCCGCCGCACAGGTCATAGACTCGTGGTCCGCTACCACATACCGTAGCGTCAAGTACCACGTACAGGTGTCGGACACAACGGCCGACAGGTACAGCCTCACAGAGGCCAACGTCACGCACGACGGATCCACGGCCTACATCAGCACTTTTGGCAGGTCAGGCAATGGCACAGGCGACGGATCCACCGCGTACGAGCCCTTACAACTGTCCGTGGACGTCTCAGGCGGTAACGTTAGATTGCTAGGAACAGTAAATAACACAAACGACCAGGTTGTTAAACTGGTGAAACGAGTGATAGAGGTTTAAAAAGATGGCACAACAGACACTGAACGTAGGAACCAACGCCAATGATGGAACGGGTGATAACCTGCGTGTGGCCATGCAGAAGGTCAACGAGATGTTCACCGAACTGTACCTGTCGCCACTGTCGGGCGGAGACCTGGAATTCTCCGGCAACGAGATCAGGGCCACCAGGAGCAACGACGACATAGTTTTCAAGCCCGCGGGCACGGGTGCGGTGTCTATGCCAGCCATACGATTCAACGACAACAACATAGAGGGCACGAGGTCCAACGATGACATAAATCTCTTACCATCTGGCACGGGGTCGGTCATGGTCAACTCAATCAAGATAAGTGGCACGACACTGAGCTCGGACGACTCAGCGGCCATCAATGTGAACGAAGATCTACTCGTGGACGGAGCCCTGAATGTGTCTGGCACCACCACCATAGATGGTGCCGTGAGTTTAGGATCCACATTGGACGTTCCCTCTGGGCTGACCAGTCTATCAACATTGACAGTGACCGGTACCACGAGCCTGGCAGGCACGACCACCATAGACAACCTCACATTCAATGACAACATCATATCATCCACCTCCAACGCGGACATACGACTTGAGCCAGGTGGCACAGGTGCGGTCATCATAGACAACCTCACAGTGGACGGCAACGTCAACATCACCGACAACGAGATCACCACCACGCAGAGCAACTCCGACCTGGTGCTGACCGCCGCGGGCACTGGCAGTGTGGTGATAACATCGGACGTGGACATCAACGGTGGCACCATAGACGGCACAGTGATAGGCGCAACGACCCCGGCCGCGGGCACGTTCACCACCGTGACCACCAGCACTGCCGTGAACATCGACGGAGTGACCATAACTGACAACACCATATCCGCCAACAGGAGCAATGATGACCTAGAACTGTCAGGCAGTGGGACAGGCACCATCACCATCAACGGTTTCACATTCCCCACAGTGGACGGATCAACAGGTGAATTCCTACAGACCAACGGTGCGGGCCAACTCAGTTTCGCCAATCTTTCAGCACCCACCACGCTGAACCACTCCGAGATCGGAGACAGCACCGCCACAGTGGCAACGTCGGCAACTTCTGTGATCGACACCTGGGACGCCACCGCATACAGGAGCGCCAAGTACTACATCTCGGTGTCTGACGCAACCAACAGCAGGTTCGAGATAGTGGAGGCCAACGTGGTACACGGGCCCAGTGCTGACAGCACCACAGAGGCCTACATCAGCATCTTCGGCAACACCACCAACCACACTGCTCCTCTGGCCACGTACACAGTGGACGTGCTGAACGAGACCGTGAGGCTGAAGGCCACAAACATAACCGATGACAGCACGGTGTTCAAGATACAGCGTGTGTTGATAGACCTATAATAATCACATTAGGTTTATAGAATACTTGCTAAATATACCTACAAACCAGGAGATTTACACCAATGGCCAAACAAACCATCAACATAGGATCCAGCGCCAATGACGGCACGGGTGATCCATTAAGAACAGCATTCGACAAGATCAACGACAACTTTACAGAGTTGTACGGCACGGACAACGACATAAACACGTTGGACGCCAATATGAACGTCAACAACTTCGCCATAACCACGGGAGTCACCAACGGTGACATCACTGTGACACCAAACGGCACGGGAAACATCAACCTGGGATCAGTGACCATAAACGGAAGCACCATCAGTGCCAACGATTCAACACAGATCACCGTGGCGGAGAACATACAGACCACAGGCACACTGAACGTGTCGGGAGCAACCACTCTAGCAACTTCACTGACTTTGGCATCAGGGGCAACTGTTACTACTATTCTAGACGAGGACGCGATGGGATCAGATTCAGCCACAGCACTTGCCACACAACAGTCTATTAAGGCCTACATCGATGCACAAAACACTGCGCAGGATCTCGACTTTACGGCAGACGACTCCACTACAAATTCAATAGACCTAGATTCAGAAGTGATGCAGTTCTCAGGGGGCACAGGTATCACTACAAGCGCGACAGGTAACACAGTTACTACAGCGATCGATTCAACGGTTGTCACTTTGACAGGTTCACAAACATTGACCAACAAAGTTTTGACCAGTCCTACTATATCTTCACCATCGATCAACGGGGTGACCACAACGACGTCGTTGACCACAAATGATATCACATCAAATGGATCAAACGCCAACATAACCATAAATCCACAAGGAACAGGAACAATCGAATTAGGTGCGGCAACAAACATAACAGGTAACGCATCGGTTTCAGGAACACTGAGCACCGCTGACATAACCACAACCGGTAACCAGACCATATCAGGGTCACTGACAACGGGTACGCTCAACATAGGGGATCTCAACATCGACGCACAGGGCAAGATCACAACGGACACCAACGGTGATGTGGACATCGATCCATCGGGCACGGGCGCCATCAATCTGACAGGCCCTACCAACATCACAGGCACGGCAACAGTCACCGGACAACTAAACGTCGACAACCTGAGAATGGACGCCAACACAATATCATCTACTTCGGGTGGAATCACAATCTCACCACTGGCCAATGAAACTTTGGCACTGGGTGGAGTGGTGACAGCCGCAGAGTTCCAGGCAACCCTGGCAGAGATAACCACTTTGAGGGCTGACACAATACAAAACGACACGTCAAACGGAGACATTGTCGTGAGCACACAAGGAACAGGAGTGGTGGACTTCAACACCGCTACACAGAGCACAATAGGCGCCAACGGAGCGGCGTCGGCATTGACCGCCAACCCAGTGGGCTACCTTAAGATCAAGATCGCGGGTGCCGACAGGATCATCCCGTTCTACAACGCATAGTGATATAAAGACGAGATTATGAGGAAACGCCACACGGGCAGACAGCACAGATCACCCCGATCAGAGATCACCAGGCTGGATGACGCCATACGTCGTGAGGGTGACAAGGTGGAACGGGAACGCCTGAGACAGCACCGGGAACACTGGATTCGCACGCAGAATTCTAGCCAGTAATCGCCAATAAATACCCTTGTAAGGAGTAACTTAATGGCAACACCAGTGTGGACCACCACGGCAGGTAAAATTGCATCCATAGACGAGCAGGTCGCTTATTCTCTTCAACTAGAAGCGAACACCAGTGACTCTACGGCCATAACTTACTCCGTGATAGCAGGTAGCCTGCCCCCAGGAATGAGGGTCACAACAGATGGGCTACTGACAGGTACCCCGGCCGAGGTTGCCAAGAGAACTCTTTACACCTTCGTCGTGCGAGCCACGGCCGGTGCCTCTATCACAGACAGGACTTTCAGTTTAGATGTCAAAGGTGCGGACGCACCCGTGTTCACCACCGCGTCCGGACAACTGTTGTTGGATGACTCCACCAGCGTGGGTCTCTACTGGGTCATTGACGGATCCAGCGTCAACTTCCAGATGCAGGCCACGGACACTGACACCGAGGCGGGGCAGACCCTGGTGTACGAGATAGTCAAGGGCGAACTGCCACCAGGAGTGACCATGAGCAAGACCGGCTTGATCTCCGGCATCGTGCGACTCACGGAGGATCAAAGATTTGGACCACGTGGAGGGTTTGATGCCAACAATGAGGACTACGACGACGTAGTTTATGACAAGACAGTAGTAACAAAAAGTATCAGCAAGAATTTCGATTTCATAGTGAGAGTATCAGACGGGACCAGTTATGTGGAACAAAACAATTCAATATTTGTGTACTCAGCAGACTACTGGCGCGTGTCAAACACACAGATCACCATTGACGCCACACAGATAGATGGGTCACCACTGACAATGGACCTGAGCGCCAACAGGCGACCGGTGTTCAGAACTGCTCCGGATTTAGGAACTTTCAGACATGACAACAACGTGGTCATTATTATCGACGTTGAGAACTTTGATCCTCTGCAGGGTGACCTCGAGTACAGCATACAGTCTGGATCACTACCCCCAGGACTGCAGATAGACATCAACTCAGGTGAAATTTACGGCACATTGGCCAGACAGACGGCAGTGGAGGTTGATTATTCCTTTACAGTGCGGGCCAACAGAGTGATATCGCCCGGAGTCAACGTTTTCGAAGATCAAACATTCACAATGAAGGTCGTGGGAGAGATAGACATCGGCATATCATTCACCACGCCAGCACAAGTTGGCACTCTACAGGCCGGAATTCCTAGCCTGTTGGCAATAGAAGCAGTCAATGACACACCTAACCGGGTGCTTACATATTCCGTGACCAGTGGCACACTGCCTCCGGGCATAACTTTATCACAGTCCGGCAACCTAGTGGGCACCATAGATGCCAGTGATTTCACAGACTCCACTAGATCATACACATTCACGGTCACCGTCAGTGATCAGTATCAGATCTCCGCCACATCCAAAGAGTTCACTGTCAACATTGACATTCCATTCACACAGACCGAGTACGGTAACATGACCGGACACGCCACATCATTGATAGATCAGAATATATTCTACAACATCGCACAGGATCCCAACATCAACTCACCGGCATACATCTACAGACCGGAGGATCCTAACTTCGGTATGCGTTTGAAACCAGACATGCTGATGATGGCCGGTCTTGAGGCACAGACCCTCACCGAGTTCCAACAACAGATGGAGCAGAACCATGCTCCCAAAACACTTTACTTCGGTGACCTAAAGACTGCTGTGGCCAAAGAAGGCACAACGACCAAGTATGAGGTTGTGTACATAGAGATAAAAGACAGCATGGTCAACAAAGATGGCGTTGCGGTTTCCAGTTCCATAAGGTTACGAGACGCGGTGGTCAAACCTATGTTAGGTCCCAGGGCATCCAGTATGAACGCTACAACCGACTACGTGGACTATGAGGTCACCACAGACGGGGGTCTATCGTTCAGCACAGCAGGATCCAAGGTCAGGTACGCGAACCAACTGTCAGCGGACTTGGGATACATGGAAACACTGTACCCCAACGCGGTGGCCAACATGAGATCTAGGATGAAGAGTTTAGGACACAAGGAATGGGACTATCTTCCTTTATGGATGAAGACCACACAGGCGGGAGATCTCGCACCACTGGGTTATGTGATGGCAGTTCCGATATGTTACTGTCAACCAGGCACCTCAGCACTTTTAAAGAAAAGGATCGAGGACAAAAATCTGGACTTCAAAGATATCAAATTCATCATAGACAGATATCTGGTCAGCAACAGTACAGTGACCCCAGACGAATTCACGGGCGATGGATCGACCACTTCTTTTGAATTGGACGAGATAGTCCATGAGCAGGACATTTACGTGCTGGAGGGCACAGAGCAGGTTTACGTTGGTGAGGGCGTAACAGCGGACAACAACATCGATCCGTCTTGGCTGACTGCTGACAACACCCTGCGGTCATCGGACCACGAATACGGCATAGAACTCTCACACGACACGGTAAACAGGAAGACCACCATAACGTTCACCAAGGAGGTGCCAAGCGCTGGCACAATAATAAAGGTGGAGAGAAGCAACGATAAATACCTTAAATTTAGAGACAAAGGAATACAATAATGGCAAGTAACATAGTACCAGGCAACATAGACGCGACCTATCCGAAAGCAGGACAGGACAACAGCTCACAGGGTTTCAGAGATAACTTCAGTGGTGCCAAAAATAACTTTACCTATGCTAAAACTGAGATAGAGGACCTACAGACCAACAAGGCCAATCTAAACGCCGCCAGCAACTTTGCTGACAACGAGGTAACCAGGGCCAAATTCAAGGACACCAGTCAGACCGTGTATCCGCATGGAACAGTCAGCAGTGGAAACGTCACACTGGACCACGAGAACGGACATTACCAAACACTGACCATCACAGCAGACACCACTTTTGCTTTCCAAAATTTTCCACCATCTGGAGCATTGGGTAGGATCATATTAGATGTGACTGTGTCAGCAGGTGCAACCAATCTAGTGTTCCCTAGTGCAGTGATCAAAGCGGACAACGTCACAGGCAGTGACGGTACGTCAGACACTATAGCGCCGGGACTGGGCAGGGCACTCTACGAATTCATGTCACCAGACGGTGGTACAACGGTGCTGATGCATCAACTGGGCAAACAGTACGCCTAACACATAAAGGGGTATAATGTACTTCCATCCACTACAAGAAGAGATAGGCAACATGAGCGAGGAGGAGATCTCCAATCGCATCAAGGAGCTGTCAAGGAAAGTGGCCATAGCGAGACGTGGTCGCAATCCAGAGATGTTGTCCAACCTACAGATGGCGCTGAGGACCTATCAAGATGCCATAAGGCAAAGGCGCATCGAGGAATGGCACAAGAACAACAAGAAGTTGAGGAACGAACCAGATATCGGCGATTTGATCAACATCGACTAGTAAGTAAACTAGATGTCAAGCAGTTTCACTTGGAACACCAAATTCAAATCAATCATAGTCGTGGACGGAGAACTGTTCCCCAACGAATACTCCGTTGAACTCACGCTGACACCACACACCGCAGACCTCAAGGAACAGACTGCATACTTTGACAGGTTAAAAAACCTGTTCGAACAGGTGTTCGCCAACACCATAACCACCTGGCGTGAGGAGAAACTTTATTCCGTTTTGAGGAAGAACAGCACCAACAGATTCATTGAATTACCAAGGCCACCCTATGACCAGATCATGGCCGCGGTGTGCTACTGCAAGGCCAACAGCATATTGGACAGCAAGATCATCATAGAGAGGATAGCCCTGAGCTCATGGCAGGGTGATGGTATTACCTACACGGTTGACAAGGACAGCAAAGAGCTTATACTGTTAGATAGGCCTGACTGGTTCTCGCAAGAATTCAGCCATTTCGACCCATGGTGGTTGAGGCCAGACACGGCGACATATGATGAGGAACTTGACAAGGGCATATACACAGGACACTTCAGTTGGACGAACCAACAGATCACCATTGACAAACAGCACCAGGAACATGCTAAAATATTCGAATTCAACCCAAAGGTGCTAGATGGCGGAAAAGACAAAGACAAATGAACACGGTGATGTGATCTTCTCGGAAGAGGATGCCATAGAACTAATCTACACCAATCCAGAATTTGACATATCAAGACTGTTCTTCGATGACACAGAGAAGTATTCCACGGCCTTGAAACAACTTGGATTGAATCTGCCAAGCATAAACACCGCACCAGAAAGACAAACACTGTCAGAGTTTGACAGGTCGAACATCGACCGCTGGCACATGCCAGAGAAATATTACCAAATCAACGTTTTACAATGGTTGTTGGAACGATGCCAAAACGACGAGGAACGATTGCGTGTGCAGATGGAATACGACCTCTTTGAAAAGAAGAAATTCGTCCGAGTGCTACAGTTCTTGATCTATTTCGTAGACACACTCAGGGCCAACAACATAGTCTGGGGAGTGGGTCGTGGATCAAGCGTGGCCAGTTTCTGCTTGTTCCTGATCGGGGTACACAAGATAAATCCCCTGCTGTACAATTTGGACATCACGGAATTCCTGCGATGATAAGTAATCAATATAGGAGTATATTAAAATGGTAGCAAGAGCACCCAGAAAGAGAATGTACAGAACCATGCAGGGTCGGATGGTAGACATAGAGAAACTGAGAGCGGCCAACGAATCCGTGCAGGCAGTGGGCAACATGAACGTCAACGCCAAGGGAGACGTGTTGGGAGCGGGTGGACAGATAGTGACACCAAAGGAAAAGATCATACAGAAATACTACGAACAACCCAAGGGCATGGTCAGTGACACACCGACCAAGGGCAAACCTATGCCAGCACCCAAGTCAGAGACAGTGAAGACTGTGCAGAAGATGACACCTGTTGCGGCAAAACCTGAACCCAAGAAAACAGTTGCGTCACAACCAAAGAAAGTGGAAACAAAGGTGGAGGCGGAGCCCACACCGGTCTCGACATTCAAGCCAAAGACCGAGACCACAGAGAAAAAAGGCATCGACGCCGCTCTTGACGGATTGGAATAGATCCGCTATAATACTTCTACAATGGGACAGATAGAAGACTTACAGGCAAAGGGATTCGGATCACACGGTGGAAAACAGTACACCGTTGACTACGACATAACACCACTTAAAAAGAGGGTGTTGGTATCTGACATGCAGTTCGGTGCAACCAAGACCAAGGGCGGAATCATACTCATGGACGACGACGGCACCGAAGCGGGCATACACCCACGTTGGGCCAAAGTGTACGCCATTGGAGATCAACAGGACGACGTTCGGGTTGGACAGTGGGTGCTGGTGGCACACGGTAGGTGGAGCAGGGCACTTAAGGTCAAGAAAAACGATGTTGAATTGGAAGTGAGGATGATCGATGAGAACGATATCCTGTTACTGTCAGACGATGAACCAGACTTCAACAACAGACAGGCCGGATACATCAACACCGGCGGCATGAGACAGATGACCTCCCTGCCGGGCAATGACTAAGAAGATATTGTTCCTGGGCTGTAGCAATTTGGCCGAGGATAAACAGGAAATCAACAAAGAGCAGATATGGAAGGACGTTGTGTTTGGTGATGACGTCGAAATCACTAACCTGTCATACCACGGTGTTGGCAACCAATTCATATATGGTAACTGTGTGGACTACATATCAGATCATAAAGTTGACTACGTGTACTGTCAGTTCACAGGACTGGCAAGGCATGACATCTGCATCGACGAAGAAGCTCCGATGCCTGGGTATGACTACGCCATAAAAACTTATAAACGGAGATACCTATGTTCGGGAGGCAAGGTAGGGAGTTGGATGGGCACAGACAAGACCACAGAAATTTTCATGCCCGTGTATTGGCGCACTGATGAATACGATCATGTGGCTCGTGAAAGTGTACAAGCAGTGGCCGGCACCATATGGTTCCTGCAACAGAACAAGATACCATTCAACTGGACTTTCTTCTACGACATATGCAATCCGGCACACCCAGACGAAGAAAATTATGACGGTCGAGTCAATGAATTTCCAAAGATACTTGACAAGACCCATTGGATAGATTCAGATCCCCACACATATTGTTACCGTAACAACGGACTGCTGGAGGACAACTGTCACTTCAAGAACCCTGTGTACAAGCAATGGCTACAATCAGTGCGTGAGCAACTGGATTTTCATCAGTAGACAGCACACAGAAAAGTGTTACAATATACTATGATTCAGCGTTTTGGTTTCTGTTGCAAATGGCTCAATGACGAGTCGGAGTTTGGCGGAATGAAAGTCAACGCCAAGGACCGGGATCTCAATGGCAGGTCAACCACGATGCGTTGGTTACGTGAACACCGAGACGAAGCCGAACAGCGACAGTGGGACATCATGACACACAACACCACGGCCGCACGTAGACTGATAGAAAGAGTGGGCACACTACCACCTGAACGCAGGATGGTGAGGCTGGGATCGGAGATGCTACAGGGCTACACAGAGAAGGACTGGAAGTCATGGTGGCAACAACGGTACATACAGGATCATTTACAGAATTTATTCGCTCCCGTGGGAGAGATGGCACGCAAGTTGGACGTTAAGGTTTCATTCCATCCAGGACAGTTCTGTGTGCTGGCATCAGAGACTCCGGACATAGTTGAACGTAGCATAGAAGAATTCGAATACCATGCGGACATGGCAAGATGGATGGGCTTTGGCAAAACATTCCAAGATGGTTGCAAGATCAACGTACACATATCAGGACGTCAAGGTCCAGATGGTATCAGAAAGGCACTACCGAGACTATCTCAAGAAGCACGTAACCTCATCACAATTGAGAATGACGAGATGGGACATGGACTGGAGAAGAGCCTTGAACTGGAGAAGGACCTTGCACTGGTCCTTGACATACATCATCATTGGATCAGAGACGAGGAATACATCGAACCCACAGACGACAGGGTCAAACGTGTTATAGATTCGTGGCGTGGACAGAGACCTAGTATGCACTACTCTTATTCTAGGGACGAACACCTAGCGGTAGCAGATCTTGGTGATAGGACACACACCGAGATGCATGATATTAAAATGTTATTAGAGCGTGGTTGCAAGAAACAGAAACTGCGGGCACACTCGGACCTATTACCAAACAGAGCGGTAAATGACTGGGCACTTTCATTTTCGGAGAACTTCGACATACAGGTGGAGGCAAAAGGTAAAAACATGGCCTCTGAACAATTATATAGACAATATCTGGAAAACACTTTATAGTGTTAACAGGCACCTATAAAAATGATTTCTGATTTGAACAAACATAGATTTGAATATATCTGGCATCTGTACAACAAAAATATAACAGATAAGGACATGCCATTCCACTCTCATGTTCCATGTGATCCGTCAGTGTGGCAATTCCCCGATCATCTAATTGAATACCACAGACTTGTTTTTGATTTAGGATACACTTCATTGAAGAACAAAGAAGTTTTGGATATTGGATGCGGCATAGCCTGGTACTTGGGTAGCATGGAAAACTTAGTAAAAAAATATGTCGGAGTAGATATGAACGAAAAGCGTATAAGGTACGCTAAAATCATGTCAAAAATCGTGGATGTCGACACAGAACTCAATGTGTTACCTGCAGAAAAAGTTTCGTGTGAAACTGACACAATAATGATGTTGTCAGTCGCACATCAAATACCTCAGATAAAAAATATCTTAAACAAATTTAAATGTCAAAATATAATTTTAGACTGTTGGGAAGAGAAAAACCAGGTCCACATGAACGATGTCATAGACTTTCTAGAAAAACACAAAGGGTTCGTGCTTACAGGAAAACATCTATATGATTACGCTGGAAAAAGTGATTCTGGCAAAGGACAGACCTACGAGGGTGATAGATATATTTTACATTTCAATAGACAAACCAAGGAAACTTCTGTAATATAACAACATGGTAGACGAAAAAGAGATCAAAAAACTCAACACTAAGATCGATCACTTACAGAAGACCGTTGAGGAACTTCGAGACAAACTGTACACTCACATCAAGTTCATAGACAGCACTTATGAGGGACTTAAGAATCCCATAGAAGCGGCGAGGAAATGGTTACGTAGATGAAAGACCTCTGGGTAGAAAAATACAGGCCAAAAACATTAAAGGAATATGTCGTCCGAGACGACGCACAGCGACAACAGATACAGAGCTGGATAGACGAGAAGTCCATACCACACTTGTTGCTATCAGGAGCGCCGGGGGTGGGCAAGACCACACTGGCCAAGATGCTGTTCCATGAACTGGATGTTTCCAGTTATGACATCTTAGAGATAAATGCTTCAAGAGAAAATAGTGTTGACACAGTTAGAGAGAAGATCAACAACTTCGTACAGATAATGCCTTTCGGAGCATACAAGTATGTACTACTAGACGAGGCGGACTACATGTCACCAAACGGACAGGCCGCACTGCGTGGCGTGATGGAGGCCTATCATACGTCAGCGAGATTCATACTGACCTGTAACTATCCCAACAGGGTCATACCAGCACTCCACAGCAGATGCCAGGGCTTCCACATGGAGACCATAGACAAGACGGAATTCACCGCCAGGGTCGCGGAGATCTTGATAGCAGAGAAAGTGGACCAAGACATAGACACCTTGGACACGTATGTGAAGGCTTCGTATCCGGATCTGAGGAAGTGCATCAACATGGTGCAACAGAATGTCCGAGACGGACGATTGATGCCACCTGCCAAGGGCGACAGTGGTCAACAGGACTACAGGTTGGAGATGGTGGAACTGTTCAAGCAGGGCAAAATACAAGAAGCACGTAAACTTGTCTGCGCACAGGCCAGACCAGAGGAGTGTGAGGAGATATACAGATGGCTGTATGACAACCTGGAACTGGTGTCCAAAGATGAGGACCAGCAGGACAAGGCGGTGCTAATTATCAAGCAGGCGTTGGTGGATCATTCATTCGTAGCCGACCCTGAGATAAATTTAGCCAGTTGCATGATAAAACTAGCGAGGTTACAGAATGGGTAGCAAACACAACAAGAAAAGATACTTCTGCGTCAAGTACGTGATCAAGGCAGACAAGAAATTCGATGAGTTCGTTGAACTGTCAAAGAAGAAGATAGGCACAGGCAAGATGCAGGAATACACAGTCATACTGGATCTCGTGAACAAGGAAGTCATAAAGAACGAACTACCAGGAATACCGGTGGCACAGAGGGATGAAATCCCCTATGAACGCATAGAACAGCACTACCGCCAATGGTACGCTGATGCCATGGATCAGTTCGTCAAATAATCACGCACAAACACGTCGGATATAGGCCAGTTGTGTGGCCTTGAACACCTTCCTTAGCACCCTACGCCTCCTTCGATCCTTCTGTTTCCGTATCTTGAGCCAGTCCTGGTTCAGCATGTACATCTTGACTCGCTTGTCGAATACACGCTTCTTCCTCATTAGTTTCCACAGTTTGCGTTGGAACAGTGGTCGCAGTTGTAGGCTCTGATATGGTAGCATAGGGCTCCTCGTAGGTTGTGTTGGATTGTGATTTGATGTGTCTCTGTAGTGGACTCATGTGCAAATACTTAAGATCAAATTTCCAAAATAACTATGCATATTTTACAAGTGACATATTACTGATAAATAACACTTGCTATGCATGACGTCTTAGATATCATTAAAAATGTACAATCACTATACGCTGTGGGTCCTACACTATCAATACTGAAGGACTTCGAGCGTGTTGTGGATGAACTAGACGTGTACGTGTTCAAGAACTGGGAGGACGGTGAACTGCTGTCGGGACCGGTTGATTCAAGACACTTCGTAACGTGTAGTTTCATGTGGCCAGCGGACAAGATGCCAGACCCAGCGGGAGGACAGAGATTGCTGGACCGTGGATGCAAGGTGTTCTACAAACGAGACGAATTATTAAAACCGAGACAGATCAAAGGGCCAGAGGACTACAGGCCTGGCACCACAAAGGGCAAGATCGACAGCCATGACATATGGGTGGTGGAGATCAGGATGCCCAAGGAACTGATCGGTAACTTCAAACACGGCAAGGACGAGATCGAGAGCCAGGACGAAACGGACATGGCCTCGGGGGATCTAAATAGTTTATAATGACATTTCTTAACGAAGGACTGAAGGCCGGGGATCTAGATGGAGTCGTAAGCAAACGATTTTCAGTGGACCAATTCAAATCCAAGATGGGTGACGACAGGAACATCATGGTGCTGGCATTCACAGTGGACGGACAGGCTCCATCAAAGGACCTGGAGCGGTTCGCGGAGACCGGATACAAGGAAGTGCTGGACGCAGACGCAACACCAGGCACGCTGGAGGACGGCAAGCACAGGGTGTTCGTCGAGTTCGCCAGGACGGAGAAGGTGGACCAACACATCAGGAAGTTCCTGGACGACCTCGCCAAACTCACAAACATAGACACATTCGAATTCACGTACCACAAGAGATCCGTACCTTTCGAAGCATCCGCCAAGAATCTGGCAGATGTTTTACCGAGGACGCCACAGGCCTACTCACAGAAGATAAATTCTCTGAGACTAGGTGAAGTGAAGGATTTCTTCGACAAGTTCCAGATGATGGAATTCAAACTGGACAATAATATTGTGGAGGTAAAGAAACGGAACGCTGACACACTGAAATTCGAACTACACGCATTTGGCAACACAAACATGATCATGAACGAAGTAAAAGCATTCAGGTTGGACGAATCGGCAATCAGCGAATGTATTTGGTTGACCAAGTACTTTGGACCATACCAGATCACCAAGACCACGGAGGACAGATTCATTTTCAGCAAGGGTGGTGAGTCCGCTCTGCTAAGTAGGATATAATGACACAGTTAAGTAAAAATTTCACGTTAGCGGAATTCACAAAGAGCCAGACCGCTACCAGGAGAGGCCTAGACAACAATCCCAGCCAAGAACACCTGGGCAACGCCACTGAACTTTTCAGGAACGTGGTGCAGAAGATCAGAGACAACTTTGGTGTCACGGTGATCAACTCAGGATACAGGGGGCCAGCACTCAACGAAGCGGTTGGTGGTTCAAGCAATTCACAGCACTGTAAAGGTGAAGCGGTGGACATAGAGTGTCCAGGCACACCCAACTATGACGTGGCCAAGTGGATCGAGGACAACCTTGACTTCGACCAACTGATACTGGAATTCTACACACCAGGCATACCTGACTCGGGTTGGGTGCACGTTTCATACAAGTCAGAGGGCAATCGTAAGAGTGTGCTGACTGCATTGAAAGAAAATGGCAAGACAGTCTATAAACCAGGCCTCATACAGTAATCCTGTACTCAGATTAGAAAAAGAACTTGCAGACTTTACTGGTGCACCCTATGTTGTGGCGACTGATTGTTGCACTCACGCTCTTGAACTTTGCCTTAGATACGACCATGTAAAGAAGTTATCAAGCACCTGTTACACATATCTAAGCGTTCCCATGACTTTCGTAAAACTTGGAATACGCTTCAAGTTAGAGGATGAACACTGGATAGGAGAATACAATCTGAAAGGCACGAGGATATGGGACAGTGCCAGACTACTTCATAAAAAAATGCACAGAAAGGGACAACTTCAATGCCTCAGTTTTGGTAATGGCAAACCCATAGACAACAAAAGAGGTGGGGCAATATTGTGCAACAACAAGCAGGAGTACTCAGCACTGAAAATGATGAGTTACGACGGAAGAGACCCATCAGTAAGTAAATGGCAAGAGCAGTCACAATTTAGGTTGGGTTTTCACTATAATATGCCATTCGAACACGCAACAAATATTTCTCTACTTCTGCAACGATATAAAAATAAAGACGATCAACTGCCTAGGATGGTACATTACCCAGACTGTAGATTGATAAAGATCAAAGGTTAAATACGTACATTATGTTTTCACAGATCAAAATGCTAATGACCTTGGTAATGGTCATAGGATTGGCCGGAGGTGCCGCCTACATCTACAAACTTAAAGCAGACAACGCCACGCTGAAGGCCAATCAGATCGAACTGGAACGTGGCATAGAGTCACAGGCAAAATTACTTGAACAGCAGAAGAAGGACTTCACGGCCATAATGGAGAGCAACAAGAAGCTCAACGCCTTGGTGATGACGTTCAAGAAGGACCTAGAGGACCTGGACAAGAGATTCAACAAGGGCAAACGAGACATCGGCAAACTGGCCATAGACAGGACGGGAGCCATCGAGCGGATCATCAACAAGGGCGCGGACAACGCCGCGAGGTGTGTGGAACTGGCATCCGGAGCTGAGAGGACGGAGGAAGAACTGAAGGCAACCAAGAAGTCGGAGATAAACCCGGAGTGCCCAGCACTGGCCAACCCGGCGTATGTACCATATGAATAAGATATTATTGATAGCCATGATACTGTTACTGTCCGCCTGTAGCGTGGGCGAGAAGCGTGTGAAGATATTCTCCGTGGAGGAGCCCAGAGCAAAATTAAATTTACCCAAGCCTGAGGCACTGGACCTGGAGAAGGTGCGTTGGATTATCATCACATCAGAAAACGCACAGGAAGTTTTTGCCAAACTGGAGGCGGAGGGCATTGACCCCGTGCTGTTTGGCTTGACGGACAAGGACTTCGAGATGATAGCCAGGAACTTCGCACAGATAAGACAGAAACTACAAGAGACCAACAACCTACTTGAGGAATACAAGAAATACTACGAGGAGACGGAATAATGTGGACCTACAGATGTAAATTGAAGAAGGTCATAGACGGAGACACGGTGGACGTTGACATCGACCTGGGATTCGGCATATGGCAGATGAACGAGCGTGTGAGGATCATGGGCATAGACACACCAGAATCAAGGACCAGAGACAAGATAGAGAAGAAATTCGGACTCGCGGCCAAGGCCAGACTGAAGTCATTGCTGGGACCAAAGCCGGTGCTGAGGACCACAATCAGCAAGAAGGGTGAAGACATGAAGGGCAAGTTCGGCAGGGTGCTGGGAGACTTCCTGATCAAAGACAAACCAGTGAGTGAGATCATGTGTCAAGAAGGACACGCAGTGGCCTACTTCGGTGGTGCCAAGGCGGATGTACAGAAACAGCACATGCGGAACCGTAAAAAACTGGTTGAAGCAGGCATCGTCAAAGGCGCGATCGAATAAATACGCACACAAACGAGGAGAGCAAATGGAATTAATTCTAACACTAGCGATGAAATTTTGGCAATGGACTGTTTTAATAGCAGTGGTCATCATAGCCGCGATCATTAACAAATTTGATAAAAAATCAAAAACAAAATTAAAGTTTGAATACAAAGAACTGCCACACCTACAGCCACTTAAGATCTCAACCAAGGGCAAAGGCTTCTGGAAGGCCATAGTGATGTGGTTGCTTTCAACACGTAACTGGGAGATCACCAAGGACTGGCACTACACCATAGACGGCAAGGACTACGTGATTCCAGCGGGCTTCTCTTTCGATGGGGCCAGCATACCTAAATTCATGAGGACTTTCTTCTCACCAGTGGGCGTACTGCTTGTGGGTGGACTTGTCCATGACTACGCATACAAGTACAAGACCCTGCTTGAGAAGAACAAGAAGGACACCATGGGAGACTTAACGCAGAAGAGGGCGGACGAGATCTTCAGGGACATCAACATCAATGTGAATGGTTTCTACACCATGAACTACCTGGCATACTGGTCACTTAGACTGGGTGGATTTGTTGCCTGGAACGGACATAGGAAGAGAAACGCTAAAATCGAAGGTATCAAATAATGGCTGAATTAAAAGAAGACAAACTGGTAGTACCACACAACACAGACACTGCGAAGAAAAAAGTATCTGTTGAACTGGAAGTGGACACGTCAGTGAAAGACCTAGGACCTAATCCTTTTTCTTGGTTGATACACCTGGCAAGAGCCGTGGACAGTTGGAGAATTTTTCCCCGTGTGTTCATTACCACATACATCATATTGTTGTACAAGGTCGTGGTATGGTACATGGAACTGCCAAATCCCACAATGGAGCAGTCAGGACTGGTATCAATAGTTGTTGGTGCGGGTGCGGCCTGGTTCGGACTCTACACAGGATCAAGGGCTAAATCAAGCAAATAGTAATCAGGCGTTGACACACGCCAGATCTAGTATAAAATTATAGTAAATGAAGAATTACTATGACATACTGGGTGTGAATGAAAAGGCCACCAGTGCGGAGATCACTAAGGCGTTCAAGGATCTGGCCAAAAAACATCACCCGGACAGGGGCGGTGACAAGGACAAGTTCCAAGAGATCAACGAAGCCCACGACACACTCAAGAACTCACAGAAGCGACACGACTACGACACCATGAGGAAGTTTGGAAGTTCAAGGCAGGGCGGGGGAGAGCACCCGTTTTTCAATGAGGACATATTCGGTGACTTCTTCTCTGGCTTCGGCGGCGACACGGGCGGATTCAGATTCAACTTCACAGGACGCAATGGTGACGAACGAATATTCCGTAATGTTAGGAATCAACCACGTGGCAATCGTAACGTTCAGGTCAGGATGGCCATAAGCATCAAGGAGGCCATGGTCAAGAACGAAAAGACTATATCATACAAACTGCCCAGTGGCAGGGAGGAATTCGCAACAGTCAACATACCCGCGGGAGTGCAACACGGAGTCACGTTCAAGTTCTCGGGCATGGGCGATGACTCGATCAAGAACATGCCGAGGGGAGACCTGATGGTGGTGATGAGTGTGCTGGACTCGGACGGGTTCACACGCAAGGGCAATGACTTACACACAGACAAGACCATCGACTGCTTCCAGGCGGTACGTGGACATGAATTCAATCTCCGAACACTAGACGACAAGGTGATCAAAGTAAAGGTGCCAGCGGGCACACAACCTGGCACGATGCTGACCCTCAAGGGATTGGGCATGCCAGTCCATAAGACATTAAATATCCGTGGTAACCTGTACGTGAAGGTGCACATCTTGATCCCACAACTTTCAGCACAGGATTTAAAGAAGATAAAGGACTTATGATAATAGACCACGGAGACAGGATGTATCAAGACGAGACACTCACAAAGGAACTGTGCTATATGTGCCTCTCACACAAGAAATTGTACAAAGCAGAACACACCAGTCCCAATCGCAAGGAGATATATGTTTGTCGGGACTGCATCGACATGAACGGACACGGGAGATTGGATGATTAAGGTGTACCAATACCCACACGAGACACTGCTACAGACCAGCACATCCTGGACAGCGGATGATCGCATAAACGGATATGATGACATCGAACAGTTCGAACAGGACATGATCAAACTGATGTTGGATGAGAAGGGAATGGGACTGGCCGCAAACCAGATCGGCATTACCAAAAGATTCTTCGCGATAGGTCACGAGTCATTTGACACATTCAAGAAACATGCTATAATTTGGAATCCACAGGTGATAAATTTCAGCGAAGAAAAGGTCATTGACGTGGAAGGGTGCTTGAGTTTCAAGGGCATCTTTGTTAAAGTGGAAAGGCCAAAGACAATAGAAATACAGTATGAGACAACACAAGGAAAGACAAGATTCGCAAAACTCGACGGGATGGAGAGCAAGTGCTTCCAACATGAACTCGATCACCTTGAGGGTATTACATTTAATAAGAGGGTGTCTAAACTACGATGGCAAATGGCAAACGGATAAAGAGGCCCAAGGAGACTAAGGTATGGAAGGCATTGACTGGAAAATTACAGAAACCCACCAAAAACCAGAAAGATGTGGAACACCTGTTACAGTCCATACAACAGGACCTGATGTGGTCAGACGGGGATCTGGCGACGTACACAAAAATTCAACAAGGCAAAATAGATTGGAGTGGAGATGTTAGAAGCAAACGAAGGACTAGAAAACATATTCGAAAACGCGGTTAAGGAAGCCGAGAAGAGGAGACACGAATACGTCACAATCGAACACGTGCTGTTGGCACTGGTCAAGGACGAGTCCATAGGAACGGTGCTACACGACTTCAAGGTCAACGTGGGCATGTTGATCAAGGACGTGGAAGACTACCTAGATACAAAATGCAACGACATCGTGGCCAAGGGCAAGGAGCCCATGACACCACGCAAAACCGCATCGCTTGAAAGATTGATGAACAGAGCGTTCACGCAGGCATTGTTCCAAGGCAGACAGGATGTATCATCAATAGACATTCTCATATCAATATTCGCAGAAAAGAAGAGCTATGCCGCATTCTTCCTGAAGAAACACCAAGTGGACAAACAGGATCTGATGGATTTAGTGTCAACGGAGACCATACTAGATGAGGGCATGGCACAGTTGGCAAGTGGACAACAAGGTCAAGAACAGAAACTTAGACCCAACCAAGCGGACAGGATATTAAAGAGCTACTGTGAGAACCTCAACCAGAAGTACTTTGACAAGAAGATCGATCCCGTAATCGGTAGAGATCAAGAGACAGAAGACCTCAAACAGATACTGGCAAGAAGGAACAAGAACAACGTTCTCATAGTAGGCGACCCAGGTGTTGGTAAGACGGCAGTGGTCGAAGGACTAGCGAGAAGGATTGCCAAGAACAAGGGTGACATACCAGAGTATCTAAAGGACCACATAGTATGGAGTCTTGATGTCAACAGCCTTATCGCTGGCAGTAAGTTCAGAGGTGATTTCGAAGAGAGATTGAAATTGATCGTGAACGCTCTCGACCAGAAGGGCAAAAGCATATTGTTCATAGACGAGGCACACATGATTGTGGGCGCTGGTGCCACGGGACAGGGGCAGAGCATGGACATGGCCAACATGTTGAAACCCGCATTGTTGAAGGGGACTATCAAAGTTGTGGCTTCTACGACCTGGGAAGAGTACAGGAAGTATTTCGAGAAGGACAGGGCACTGATGAGGAGGTTCCAGAGATTACAAGTGGGAGAACCATCAAAAGAGACAGCAGTCAAGATTCTGAAAGGTGTGAAACAGTACTACGAGAAGTTCCACGGATGTACAATCACAGACGAGGCCTGCGAGGACGCAGTGGACTACTCTACCAAATTCATCGCGGACAAGAAACTGCCAGACAAGGCAATTGACGTGATAGACGTCGCGTGTGCGAGACTGAGATTGAATGGTGTAAAAGACGGCCGTATTGACCACGACGAGATCATACACGAGATAAGTGTCATGACAGGAATAAGCATTGAACAACTGTCACAGAAACAGGCAAGTAATTTGAAGACGCTGGAAGAGAAGATGAAACTACAGGTTTTCGGACAGGACAAGGCCATAAACACTATCACGGACAAGATACTGGTTGCCAGGGCAGGATTGAAGAGTCTCACGAAACCAGTGGGGTCATTCCTGTTCCTAGGACCAACGGGCTGTGGTAAGACCGAGACGGCGAGACAACTGGCCAAGACGCTGGGCGTTGAACTGATAAGGTTCGACATGTCAGAGTACCAAGAGAAACATTCGATCGCTAAACTGATTGGATCTCCCCCGGGATACGTTGGATACGAAGATTCTAACATGGGCGGTGGTATGTTCATCAACGAAGTGGAGAAGAACCCTCACGCGGTAGTTTTATTTGACGAGATCGAGAAAGCACACAGGGACGTGTCCAACATGCTACTACAGGTCATGGACTACGGTACAGTGACAGGCAGTAATGGTAAGAAAGCAGATTGTAGAAACATCACACTGATAATGACATCTAACCTGGGCGCTGAGGACAACGAGAGGAACAACATCGGATTTGGACCAAGCGAACGTACGGGCGAGGATGACAAAGCACTGAAGAAGTTCTTCCCACCGGAGTTCAGGAACAGGCTGGACGCGGTTATCAAGTTCGACAAACTTAACAAGGAAACAATGAAGTCGGTCGTGAAGAAGTTCTTACTAGAACTGAACACAATGACCATGGAGAAGGACGTGGAGGTCAACGCAACGGAAGACGCTATAGAGTTCTTGATGACCAAGGGATTCGACGCTAAGTTGGGTGCTAGACCACTACAGCGTGTGATAGACGATGAGATCAAGAAACCACTGAGTAAGATGATGCTGTTCGGTGATCTCACAGAAGGTGGCATGGTGGAAGTGGGTCTGTCCAATGATGTCGTTCCCAAACTCACAGTCAACTTCAAGGCCAAGCGAGAGAGACAAGTGCTCGAACAGTTCAAACCCAAGAAGGTTAGTGATGAGAAAACATCACAATAGGCTCTACTACGGTAGGTTCCGGTACAAGACAACATTCAAGATACCAGGAAGTCTAATGTTTTATCCCACAACTGACGAATACCTTCGAACTATCAAGGACAGGTATCCTGATCATCCAGACATGAATTACCTATCAGAATTTGTAATTCAAAATAGGAAAACAATGAAATTTAGATTCCAAGACCGTAAAGCCATATTCTATTCGGATCAACGAGTGGCACAACAACTGATAGGACGTTTCTGGGAGTACTGGACAGGATCAGAGACAGTGGATCCTAGGTATCACGATGTGGAGCCCAATACCGTTGTTTGCGCAAGACTGCCACACGGCAAGTACCAGTACCAGGTGCACCTCAAGAAGGACGCACAACTGCTGATCAACGAGGAACAAAAGAAAGGTCTATGGGAGTTCCTGGACAGGAACGTTGACGAGTGTCTTGTGAGCAACTGCCACCTGTTGGACTACCTGGAGTCAAAGACTCCGTACTGCTTTGGTGGATACTTCTACGTCAAGGAAGAGAAATACCTAACCCCAATATACATGATGGCACAAAGGGCCATTGATAAAGTGATCAAATTCAGAAAGGTGAAACATGGAAGCGATAAAAAAACTAAGAGATAAGAACATATTCAACGATCAGAGCATCGTTGAGAGCATGATCGAGAAGACCTGGATGGGAAGTCCAGTGATAAAACGGAGCCTGCTGAGGGTACGCAAAGTCAGAGAAGACGACTGCGTGTGTGAGGAACTGGGCTCAGCGGACGGCAAGGCCTACAAGATCAAGTACATCAACATACTGACAGTGGACGGGCAGGAGCCCAACGAACTGGCCGCAGTGTACGGACTGGGTCCAAAGACCGCCAGGTTCAAGAGACGATACAAGGATGAATAAATAACACTGATGGCACAGACAAGCACCAGCATTTTATCAGACAAAAACCACATAGCGGACAAGTCAGGCACGATCATCAGTTTCACCAAGACCGGCACTGAGTACAAGATCAGCAGTTCAGACACAGCCACAGTGAGTTTCGGCACATACAGCCAATACGATCTCATCACAGTCACAGGCAGTGCCAACAACAATGGCACGTTCACAGTTAAAAGCGTTAGTTCGGATAACGATTACATCATAGTTGAAGAAGAGGTCACCACAGAAACAGCAGACGGATCAACAACAGTGACACTGGACAACACAGGATTCGTAAGTGCCAAGTTTCAGGGAGACGGCTACTACTCACAGCCAGATGGTGTACACACGGTTGCATACAAGGTAAACACCACACTGACCGGTTCGATCAAGATGCAGGGTAGTTTGGCTACTACACCCACAGAAGACGACTGGTTCGACATCGCGGGCACAACATTCACCATGGACCAGAGCACCACTATATCCAGTGCCAACTTCACTGGCAATTTCGTTTGGGTAAGGGCAAAAGCCACTGGAATCACAGCAGGAACCATCACAGAAATACTGCTCAACAAGTAAAAAAGTCAATAAAAACAACACTTCTAACAAGATCAACTTGGGTTGACAGATACCTGTTCCATGTTATACTAATAACATGAACGACAAAGAACTAGAACAGATCAACACAGTTGATGTGAATGTGACAGCGGAGTCAATGGACGCCCACGTCATTTGTCTGAAGGATAACGGATACAGGATATTCCGACCCTTCTCATTATACACAAGATACACAATGTTCCTGCTATTGGGGGCATTCATTATGGGGATGATGTAATGAAACGATCATCCTTCAAGAACACAGCACTAGCAACCATACTATCAACAACACTGGCCGCATGCGGTGGCGGTGGTGGTGGTGTTTCGGTGGTTTTTGATCCTCCGGTACCTCCAACCCCTGTGTCAAAAGAGAGATTAGGATTATCCACAGATATCTTTGGCATCGGCGACAGAGGATCTGCCTTTATAAGTGCCATACAAAAAATGAGTGAAGACCAAGTAGTCGACGCCAGTGAGGCCATCGAAGCGTTTGAGTTCGTGCAGAAACACAACGGCACCTTCGATCCATCAGTGCTGGCCAACTATGAAATCACTATCGATGGACAGAACATGTCCTTGGAAAAAGGATGGTACGCGCTGGTTGGATACACCAAGAAATATTATGAGGGAAAAGAATCATTTTGGAAAAACCTTGTCAAGGACAAGCAGTTCGACGACGAGGATTTGACCTACAAGGCCATAGAGGCCGACATGGATGCAGACAGCAAAAAGGACAATCTTATAGACGAGCTGGTGGAAACAGGCAAGGCAGAGACAGTTTCTGTAACACCAGTTAAAGGAAAAGAACCTATAAAAATTGTAGAGGGTGACGTAATTTATGGAGTACCAGTGATAAGTTATGGTGATTGGACCGAAACTTCAGTATCACATGACATGGCATCTGAAACAACCACAAAGACAGAGGAAAGAACAGTCACAACAACGACACAGAGAACCAGAACTATCACAAAGACATACATCGACGAAACGATCACAACCTTCTCAAACGGTGACTCCAAAACCACAAAAGCGTACCGTAAAGTAGAAAGTACAGAAACCCTATCTGACTCCGTGGACACTAGCACAGAGTATAGAACCGTGACAGATACACTGACATACACAGACACCTCGGTCACGGACGAAGTCACAGGCACCGCGTATGGCGAACCATACGATGGTGACCCAACATACACAGATTGGACAGATTGGAGCACCACGTCAAGTGTAACTTCTAGCACTTCAACAGACGTTGACAACGGCGACGGCACCACGACCCGTACAACCAGGGAGACCACGACATCAAGCCAAGAGAGGTCTAGGACAAAGAGCATACAGGCGTACAGGATCATGACAGTATCATACAAGAGTTACACCCTGAGAGAATGGCACCACGGTGTCACAGAAGAATTGAACGTGACCACAAGGTCAGTGGACACACCAGATACCTACGGTGAACCGGAAACAGAAACACAGACAGAGACAAGGACTATAGATGACGCTCCAGGACAGATAGTGTCCACGGAGACCTTCAACAATGTCATAGACACAGCATACACAGACACTGACGAGAACTTAGGCACACGTACAACAGGATACAGCACAGACAAGACCACATACGAGACGTCAGAGTACAATGAGTCCAACAACGGATACAAGGTGTACGAGAAGATCAACGTCAGCAGTGCCTACAGCAGGGGATGGACGGGTAAGGGATCCATCGTGGCAGTGGCTGACACGGGCTATGACGTGGACCACTCGGAGTTCGAGGGACAGGTCGTGGCCACAAAGGATTACACAGGAACGGGCATAGGTGACAACCAGGGACACGGATCACACGTGCTGGGATCGATAGTGGCCAAGAAGGACGGCACGGGGATGCACGGTGTGGCCTACGATGCCAAGGCCGTTGTGGTCAAGATAGGAGACGGCAGATCAGTCAGCCTAGACTCCGCACAAACAGGACTGGCCTGGGCGGCGGACCAAGGAGCAGTGGTTGGTAACCTGTCAGCGAACAGCAACTACGATTCGTGGTTCAGAGACAGCATAACCAAACTGAGTGATGGCGCGTTCAAGACAACCAGTGCCTACTACGACTACAGTGCGGGCGACTACTACAACAGCATGTCAGTGGACGGATGGAAGACCATCACCGACAAGGGCATGGTTGTGGTCAACTCCGCTGGTAACCAAGGATTAGACATCAGTGCGATGCCGGGATGGTTCGCCACAGAGACGGACGCAGATGGCAACCTGGTGCTGGGTGGCAAGATGCTGATAGTGGGATCATATAACTTCAACGCCAACTCCATAGATGGGTTCTCCAACAAGGCGGGGCACCTATGTAGAGTCATAGTGGACGACACCTGTCGAGACAAATACAAGACATCAGACTTCTACGTGTTGGCACCGGGCTGGACCTACAGCGCCAGCAAAGATGGGGGCTATGACAACAAGACAGGAACCTCAATGGCGGCACCGATAGTGACAGGACAGGTGGCGATACTTCATCAGATGTGGCCACACATGACAGGTGAGAATTTGGTCAAACTGGTTACCTCGACCGCGGACAAGAGCATCGCAGGATATGATGTCAACATACATGGACAGGGTGTGGTGGACTTCGATGAGGCCACTAGACCACAGGGTGCCGTGGGCATACCCACAACAGGCAGGGTGGACGGAGCGATCGCTTCCGTGGAGGGCACAGGCGGATCCGGCTCAGCATCCATGGCGTCAGCCATATCTAACGTAGACATCATGATCATAGATGATTTCGACAGGGACTACTACATAAATCTAGGAAACAGTTTCACTGTGAAGGACAACAGGAAGTATTCAGACACGGAGATGTTGCTCACAGACAATCACACATTCCTGCCCACGCAACAGATGTACGGTTCATTCGCACAGGGTGGACAATGGGATCTTGTGAATAATTATAATTTTGGTTTCTACACAGGCGAAAGTGGTAATGGAGACTACAGCACAAACATTGGAAAGAACTTCTTCATCTCAGACAGATTCAAACTGAAGACCGGTGTTGGTATCATGAGTGAACAGGAGACATGGTTGGGCAACAGCTCGGACGGTGTGCTGGCGGTGGGTGACAACAACAACACCAACTTCGGCAACATCGGGGTAGACTACCAGATCGGCAACAACGTGCTGAGCTTGGACTACACCAGAGGTCGGACCGACATCAACACGGTGGACGACAGTTTAATTAAATCATTCTCAGACGTTGAGACAGAATCATACAGATTGGCTTATGAGATACACAAGGATAAGCACAATACTCTCGGTTGGTCGTTCTCACTTCCAAGTCACATAACATCAGGAACGATGGACTTGGAGGTAGCCGAGAGCGTGAACCTAGACGGAACCATAAACTACCAAACAATAAGATCAGACCTGTCGCAGGGCACCAAGGAGAAGAACATCGGTTTCTACTTCAACCACGAGCCCACAGACACGTTTGACGCGGGTATTAAGTTCACCACGGAGTACAGGCAAGACATAGCCGGGCAATCTGGAAAAGATGGTATGAATTTCACACTACAGTTTGCTAAGAAACTTAAGACTGCGTGTAAGTTTTTGTGGATGAAAAATCCAAAGTGCTACGAGACCGATCCAGAGACGGGCAAGGAGGTCATGAAGGCCAATCTGTTCGGGGGAACTGTTGACAACGCCACAGCACACGGACTAAAATATGATCTCAAAACTGACAAATTCATACCAATCAACCCAGAGGACCCAAAATGGAAACAATAACGATAACCTGTACCAACAACGACAGGACCAAGGAAGCGGAAGTGTTAGAACGAACGGACAAGTACATGAAAGTACAGGTACCAGGAACCCAATTATTCATAGAGATGTTCAGGGACGATGTAAATATCCCGTACACAGGACACACAGCAGGATTAGAATTTGAATGGCAACCGAAAAATTAAAGTTTAAGTTAGAGCTATACGCAACCATGTGGGACAGACCCCCTAGCGCACAAATCCTTATAGGTGATAAGAGCTACTTTGATGGCGAAATTACCGGAAAAGAGGACAATCCCACCGTGATCGAATTTGAACATGAACTACAAGAGGGCAACGAGTATGACCTTGTGATCAAACGATATGGTAAGCAAGGTAAGAACACACTTACCAACACAGATACAGATCATGGTGTTGTTTGGCCAGAACAGATAGAGTCCCAAACAATCGCGGATGAAAAGGGCAACATAATCAAAGATCAGACACTCCATATTAAGAATATAGAGATCGACGAGATCAACATAGGAGCATTGGTTTACGAGGGAGTGTACACCCCCAAATACCCAGAACCATGGGCTACACAACATCGCGAATCTGGAAATGATCTTAAGGATTCATTCAAAAACGTCACGACGATGGGCTTCAACGGCGAATGGAAGTTCAGGTTTGCATCACCGTTCTACATGTGGCTGTTAGAGAACCTTTACTAAACTAAATATGCTTGTATGAGAGCATCAGAATTCATCACAGAGAACATAGACTCAGACGCGGTCAACGAGCTTGACACCTACATCATGAACAGCGAGGAACTGTACCGTAGGCGTTTCATGCCCATCATATCAAACATCAAGAGAAAAATCAACAAGAACGTGTACGACCACGAGAAGGCACAGAAGTTATGGATGTACCTAGTGGACGATGCCGCTAAGGAATACGTAAAGGAATTCGGCTCAACGGCCGATGATGTGAAGACCATGTTTCCACGAGAGACCAGACAGCAAGTGGCAAGGATAATATCAGACAGGGAACTGGAGAACATAAAGGCAGGCGAATACGATGTTACTCAGGGAAATATTTCTTAGGGAAGACGATCGCTCAACAGCGGTGTTCGCCTTTGGCCGATTCAACCCACCCACGATAGGACACCAGAAATTGATCGACACGGTGATCACGACGGCAGAAAAAGCCAACGCCAAGTCGTACCTGTTCCTGTCACACAAACAAAACAACAAGACTGATCCACTTACATTCGCAGAGAAGCAGGCCTACATACAGCAGTACTATCCTAAACTGCAGGTAGGAGACGCAAACTCAAACACAATCATAAAAGCACTACAGAAGATACAGTCAGAGGGCAGGACCAGGATCATAATGATAGCGGGCTCGGACAGAGTTGAAGAATTTGAGAAACTGTTGAATCAATACAACGGCAAACCTGACAAGCAGGGCAATTTACTTTACCAGTTTGATGACATAAAAGTCATCAACGCAGGACAGCGTGATCCTGATGCGGAAGGCATCACGGGTGCCTCGGCATCAAAAGCCAGAGAACTAGCGGCGAAAGGCCAGGAGCATGAGTTCTCCAAGATCATAATGGGCGGCGATGATGGTAAAATCATCTACGACAAGATACAAGACGCACTAGGAGTCACGATTGACGAAAACAACAAAAAGTTGTATAATGAAGCGATAGGTGATATGAAACCAACAGTATATTTAGACATGGATGGTGTACTAGCAGACTTCTTCGGAGGAGTAGAGAAGATGTATGGGGTAAGCCATTGGAAAGAGTTGACCTCAGACAAGACAAAGGATCTCAAGAAAGAAGTCATAGATAGGATCACAGGCACGGACTTCTTCGCGACACTGCCTAAATTCCCAACAGCGGATGGCCTCATAGACATGGTCAAAGAATTCACAGGAGGACGGTTCTCCATAAACACATCACCACTGAGGGGTGACAACGCCAACTCGGCCAAATACAAGAAGGTATGGATCGACCAACACATAGAACAGCCAGATGACATCGTTGTGACAGGCAGGAAAGAATCATACGCCACGGACAAGGGAACGGGCACACCAAACATACTCATAGACGACAGGCCGATCAACATACAGAAGTGGCAGGCCGCGGGCGGATACGGAATACTGTACCAAGCAAACAGAGATTCACTAGACAAAGTAAAGAAAGGACTGGAAGGATATGCCAAAATACAGCGGGATCAATAGACCATACATGGCGGGCGAGATAGAGAAGACCCCACAAGAGAAACAGAAGGAACTGGACGAGAAGATGAAGAAGTTCCTGGCCAAGGGCGGCAAGGTAGAGAAGGTCAAGGCACACAAACCAACCAAACAGCAAGAGCGCGACTGGACCATCTAGCATGGTTCGAAAAAGCAAAGAGGACATAGATCACGAGTTCTTCGACGAGCTGGCCAACAACACACCCAACGACTCACAATTCCAGACCAAGAAGCGGGTAAATACCAAGAAGAAAAAAAAGAAGAAAAAATTAAAAAATGTCATTACCGAAGAACAATGGATAAGACAGATGATGAAGAATAGATAATGGACGAACTGGATAGGATAAAACAACTGGCGGGCGTGGATAAGATCACACAGGATGATTCCATGGGCGAGAACCTGTCTTACGTGGGCACCGCCAAGGCCCAATACCAGAGGAAACACAACATAAAACCAGGCACGGATGAATGGTTCCGACTTTGGTTCGCACAACCAAGACTGACGGGCGAGAATCCAATGCCCAAACGCAAATAAATACTCGCACAATGCGAGCACAGGAATTCACAGAAACCAGTTGTAAAAGAACAAGAGCCAAAGAGTGTAGTTGTAGCAGAATTAACAGCATCACAGAGGGCGAGACCACTGTGATAGCACAGTGTGAACTGGAGCACTCAGACAAGGTCAAAGGCAGGATATTATTGATGCAGGCTCCAAGCACACCCACACTGATCAAAGGAACAATAACAGGGCTGGAGCCAGGTGAACACGGATTCCACATACACGAGTTTGGAGACATGAGCAAGGGCTGTGAGTCAATGGGAGGACACTATAACCCAGACGACACTACACACGGTGATCTAGAACAGGGACACGTGGGAGATCTCGGCAACATCACAGCAGATGACAATGGAACTGCCAGTTTCTCAATCGAGGCCAACAGGGTAGACCTTATTGGTGAAAGATCTGTCGTGGGACGAGGACTAGTAGTCCACGCAGACCGCGATGACCTGGGACAAGGTAGAGATGAAGAGAGTATGAAGACAGGCAACGCGGGTGACAGGCTCGCATGCGGTGTGATAACACTGAGGGCCACTAAATGAAGTTCTTAATTTTCAATGGCAGTCTGAAACCAGATTCAGAATCAAACACTTTCGCTGTGTGCAAGATGACGCAACTGGCATTCCAGAAACTAGGCCATGAGTGTGAAATAATCACACTGAGGGAATTAAATTATGAAGGTGCGACGGCTGACATAGACGATGAGTTGAAACCTGAACTGATGAAGATTTTCAAAGCAGATGGTGTGATATTCGCAACCCCCATATGGTGGGGACAGCACAGTTGCCACACACAGGCCATGCTGGAGAGATTAGATCCCATATACTCATGGGCCAAGGACAACAACTACCAACCCATGTACAACAAGGTTTTTGGAAGTTTGATATCCGGAGGCGGTGATGGATTCCAACACATACATGGTGTGCTGTATTCGGCCGCGGCCAACTTTGGTTTCACAATACCTCCACAATGTAACATAGAGTCAAAGGCACAAGGACTGGACGAGATAGTGGAGGACGATGACACGCTGGAACAGGTTAAGAACTGTGTTACCAACATGACGGTGTGGGCGGACATGCTACAGAAAAATAACCCAAGCCGAGAGGCCAGGCACGGATCAGTGGACATAAACGAGTCCTGGAGCGCCAAGTACAAAAAGTCAATAAACTGCTCCAACCCCAAGGGATTCAGCCAGAAGGCACACTGCGCGGGCCGTAAGAAGAAACGATAAATAAGCACAATGACACCAGAGATCAAATTAAAAGCCAAACAGGCATTCGCAGACAGTTACCTGTTCTACCTGCAGGCACACTACTACCACTGGAACGTGGAAGGCAGGCACTTCTCACAGGACCATGAGTTGTTTGGTAAAGTTTATGAAGAGGTCTACGGAGAACTAGACAAGTTCGCGGAAGAGATCAGGACATTGGGCACATACGCACCGGGCGTGTTCGACCGTTTCATGGACCTGAGCCAGATAGAACAAGAGGCTAGGGTGGTGGACGCAGAAGAGATGTACTCCAAACTGATCGAATCAAACACAAAAGTCATAGAGATCTTGACTGAACTTTTCGAGATGCTGGAGGCCAACAGGCTACATGGATTCGCTGACTTCATAGGTGGCAGGATAGACGCACACAACAAACATCAGTGGATGCTCAAAAGCACACTGAAGTAATGAAGATCCGAGAGATAGTCTACACCAAGGATCCCAAGATAATTCATCCAGACATCAATAAAATTCTAAATAAGTATCAAAAGAGAGCCAAAGGAAAGAGGACGATGGGCTACCATTCCATGATGGCCTATCCAATTAGAGTCAAATGAAGATTAGAGAATTCATCATAATGCCACACACCGCAGACCCAATGGGTCTGATCCACCGGCCGGGTCGTGGCCCCAACAACAGGTTTGACTTCAAAAATAAGGGCAACAACAGGGCTAACGAGATCGAGAACGAAGAGGCCGCCGGAGTAGGCATAGTCACCAAGCAGAACGCCACCAAGGACGTGCCCAAGGGTGGGGAGTACATGAACGTCAAGAAACTGAAACTGGACTGGAAAGAGTTCCGTGAGAACTTCGCTGACGGCAAGCGCAAGGGCAAGAGCAGGCCAGGCAGAGTCAAACGGGCTGGTGCGAGTTGTAAAGGCTCAGTGAGCTCGTTAAGAGCAAAGGCCAAGAAGTACGGAGGCGAGAGAGGCAAGATGTACCACTGGTGTGCCAACATGAAGTCTGGCAAGAAAAAATAATTTAAACAACCTTAAAAATTAAAAGCATGAATTATGTATTTGCGATGCAGTTTGAATACCACAGGTATCAGCAGGATGCCTTAATTAAAATTTATGCAGACAATGTTTTGGTTAACCAAATGCGTCTCACCGAAGACATAAATTTAAGAGCAATTGATGATAATTCTTTGCCTGCTCCACCTGATCATATAAAACACATTGGTCCAAAAAATTATTCAAAAATATGTATAATTCCTGAAAAAATTTTCCTTTACACTATAGATGAAAGATACTTGCGTAAAAGTATCCGCATCGAGATTAAAAATGATTTCAACAACTACAACAATGGCTTCATGACGGACTACGCTTATATTAGATGGCACCAATTAGCAATAATGCCAGAATGGGTCCTCGATCGAAAACACTGGCCAAAACTTAAACGTTTCAGAAATCTGGGTTACCCACTTGGAGCACAACTTTGGCCAAAAGTACCTGACAGGAAAGAAATAATATTGACCTCAGAAAAAAAGGAATGGGGAGTTGGATTTTACTACATGAAGAGACCCGGAAACTTTAAGTTGGAAATTCCGTTGACGCGCAAACACGGAATCATACATCCTGGGAACAGTCCTTTTGGTAGACTTTATTTCGCCCATGCTTTTCCGAGACAAGTTATGTACTACAAATAAATAAGACTACAATGAAGATCAATGAAATTCTGATCAGAGAGCAGGCCACAGCAGGAGCCACTTCAGCAGGCAACATAGCCACAGTGGTTTCACCGCACATAGCCATAGGAAAAGATAGATTCACAAAAGCATACACTGGCACACCTGGAAGATCAGGCACACGGGCACCGAGATTGCCCAAGATCACACAACCCAAAAACCCAGACGGCACGGCCAAGGGCGCACACGCATTACCGGGTGTGAACCTCATGGGCGGACCACTGGTCAAGAGATAATGACTGTGCTAGTATTAGAGAACGAATGGGCCGTGATGTGTAAGAACTGCGGTTGCGACTCGCACTGCGACACCACATGCACACGAACAGAAAAGCACTACCCCATTGACGGCTACATGGAGTACCCCGTAGAGGTGTGTAGGCAGTGTAGATGTGAGGCCTGCGAAGCATAAATACTGACACTATGAGATTCCACGAATTCAAATCAGAGATCAACGAAGGCGCTGACTTCTACGGCTACTTCAAGACCAAGGATGGCACGTACTCGTATCCAAAGAACATGGAATTTGAGATCGGACACGTCAGCAACGTCACAGCGAGATCCATATTGAGCAGTATCGGTTTGGACGCGGACTTCGAGAACACCAGTCCATACCCCATAGATGAATTCTTACAGACCACACAGAAATACCTAGACACCAATGCGGCCAACAAGGACACGGTGCAGTATGACAACGTGGAAGCGGTGCACCAAGAAGCCACAAGATTCAAGAAACAACATCCAGAAATAACACACGTGGGATTCAACTAGGATGAAGTTCGAGGACATACACACCCTCATGCAGAAACCGGACGTCAAGCCCGACACCTACGAGGCCGGAATGGCACTCAATCAATTGTTGAAGATCGGCACACACGCCATCAAGATCCACAACATGATCAAGGACGATCAGGAGATGGAGGCATGGGTCGCAAAGAAGATTGACCTGGCGTCAAACTACGTGAAAAGCGTACACGGTTACACCGCTGGCGAGAAGGCAGGCACCTACGATGACGCGGGCATGACTGAAGACGCGGGCGAGGGACACATGAGCAAATCACAGTTGTACCAGACCGCCAAGATGGCCATAGAACTACTGGACATGATCAAGAAAGGCGATGACCTGGAGGGCTGGGTGCAGACCAAATTGAACCTAGCGGCGGACTACCTACAGGCTGTTTACCACTACGAGGACTACCAGAAGTTGAACCCATACAGGGAAGAGATTGACAGCAAGATATTACACAGACACGCGGGCATCATACAGAAACACCTGGACGAGATATTAGAGAGGAAATGCAGGGCGGAGGACGTGGACACCAAACCAGGCATGATGAGGATACTGAAGAAGAGAGTGAACGAAGTGGAGAAAGAATTAGCCAAGAAGATGAGGGAAGATGTCAGCAAGAAGGACGTGGACACCTTCCACAAGAAATTAGACAAACTGGTGCACAAGTCATTTGGACACAGTCCAGACGAGAAAGAGATGAAGAAAGAGGACATCGTGAATGAAGATCCAAGAGCCGTGGGCAGGGCACTGGCCAACCTAAAATACGCCAAGGCGATGGCCGATGGCATAATGAAGGGTGATGACATGGTGTTACTGAGACCAAAGGCACAGGCATTCCTGAGCTCAGCGGATGAGACCATAAACTTACTAGACAAGATGTACGCGGGACCAACCAACGAAGACGCTTACCTAGAAGAAGGCATAAAAGAATGGGCCAAGAAGTTGGCAATGGCGGGAGTCATTGTGGCAGGGCTGGCGGGCATAGGATCCGTCAATGATGCCATAAACAATTCCGTGCCAGCAATCAAGGCTATGAACACCGCACTGGAGATGGCAGAGAAATCAGGCAACGATGATCTGGCAAAAATGATAGAGAAAGACCTAAGGGACGCCAAAGTTAGGTTGGATTCTGGCAGGGATCTACCTTATGTCAAAGATCTACAGGACAAGTACGCCAAATTCATGACCACAGAGGGCCTAAATTTCGAATCAAAACTGGCAGTTAGGCTAGAACAACGCATTAAATAATCGCAACGCAATTATAAATAGTCATATGGCAACAGAAACAAGTTTCAGAGATCTCGTAGCACGTTTAAACGCAATGAGCAACATCACCCCAGAAGAGGAGAGGGCTCAACTGATGGAAGCGGCGGGCAAAGCACCCAAGGTACTAGACGACAAGGACATCACTTTAGCAGACATAGCCAAACTAGCGGGCATCAAGGAATACGTTGAGCCAGCCAAAGTGTCAGAGAAGGCTGAGAAACTGGTGGAATCAATCACCGCAGAACCAAAATCAGAATCAGTGATCACGAAAGCCATACTAGAATCAGACGCTGATGACTCCATCGCAACCTCGATCAAGAAGACAATGACCGAAGAGTCAAACAGGCTAGACAAGATAGCAGAATTAGAAGCACAGTTGGCAGAACTGAAATCAGCTCAGAAGGAAGAACAAACACACGACACCAAATCATTCAGAGAACTAGTATCGAAAGACGTTGCAGAGTACATCAAGAACGCGGAGGATTCAGCGTTGGTTGAACTGTACAACACAATCTCGGACAATGAGGCAGTGTACAACGAGGAATTATCAAGCATCCTGGTCAAGACGCCAGACACCGCAGAGATCATAGCGGACGCGGAGAAGGCGGAAGCACCAGAGGAAGACCAGATCGACGAGAAGGTGGTGGACGGTGTGCAGACGGACAGGAACACATCTGAACCACACAGACCAGAGAAGGCGGACGACAAGGAAGCCGAGGACAAGTCAGACGATGACGCGGAAGGCGAAGTGCCGATGCTGGACCCAGAGTTCGATGACGAGGACATGGGCGAGGACGTTGAACTGCCCACAGAAGACAAGTTCACGAACGATCTAGACCCACAGAAATAATCACCCAAACTTTTTAAATACGTGTATGAGACTGCACGTCACAGACAATCAATTCGACCCCAATCCCCATTGGTGTGAGCGCATAAAGAGTGTGTTCGCGTGTCCACCCAAGGAGACGGTGGAGTTCTTTGACCAGAACGGCTATGACCTCACCAAGTTGGAACAACTATATGCTGTGGCCAATGGCGCGAATACCACACGACATCGTAATAGTGAACACATCACCTTGAGGCAGACCTGGTTCGAGGACGACTCGCCGGAACACGGCGCACACATCAACCATGCTGTGATGTTCGAGAGGAAGGGCTACTCGGGAGAGGCGCTACAACAACTGACCACGTGGGCGGGCTACAGGCCACAGTTCCACAAACTGATCGCTATGCGACCCAAGTGGGGACTGGACTTCAGCATAGACTACGCTGACAGGGATGGCAACGTGTTCGAACTGCTACACTGGGAGTATGATGGGTTCGAGCATGACGAGATCCAGGCCAAGAAGATAAAGATGGAGGAGTTCCTGCTGAACCAGGACTGGCCAGATCGCGCCCGTGTGATGCTGACGCGCAAGGAGGAATGGCATGGACTGGGATTCTTCGAGCAAAGCGAGTGGAAGACACGCTTCTTTGGCATCGACAAAGAACGTTTCAAGATGGTGCTGTGGAAATAAATACACTAAATGAGCACGATACCCTACAACTACGGCAAGTACATAGACGACAAGGTGTCAATGAGCAACAGTGGCACGGTGGACGCGGGCAGACAGGTACAGAGTCCGGCCAGTGCTGGTAGCAGGGGTCTGGCCAAGACAACACAATTCACGAAGGATCCAACACAGATGAAGATGGGCAACTCACCAATAGCGGAATCAATGGTAGAAATCAGGAACATATTGAACAGGATAGACGGCGTCAACGTGCCAACAAACGAGATCAACGAACTGGCGGATGACGACAAGATAGAATTCACAAAGGTGATGCTGGAC